TCCCATTCATTTGCAGGTATGGTTGCAGTAAATTCAATTGTGTTTTCATCGATCAATGAGTTAATCAGCTGTTCTAACCCAGTGACTTGATCTGCAGATGTTTCTGGATAATATTCTTCCCAGGTGCCATCATTATATCTTTTTAATTTTGCCTTTGTCGCCATAACCTGCCATCTCCTTTACTATGAGATATAAACTTTATTGTTTTTCTTGAAACCAGATGTCGCCTTCAATCATATCACTTGGTGGTGTTATTTGTAAATATGTTTGATTAGAGACAACTTTATATTTAGTATCACTTAACTTCCATCGATATAGTTTTTGTGTATCTAATGCAATGTATAATTTTCCTTCTTCACCTGTTGCTGGAAAAGAGGCTTTTGTCTGAAATTGCAGTACCTCATTAAAAGTGTCATTAATTTGTTCAACAGGTACAAGACCATTTGCATCAAGTGTTGCAACACCTAATGCTTGACCTTTTTCAGCAAGCGGTATCTTAGTATCAATTTCATCTTTAAGGCCAATGAACAATTGTTTTAGTCTTGCTGCAATGGTAAGACGCCATTTAGCATACAATGTCATATTGCCTGTTACTGTCTCAGTTGCAAAGTTCCATTTATTGTTAAAGCTGGCATCTGTGTACCAGCCTAACAATACATAGTTTGTCTTTGTGACATTGGGTTCAGTGACTAGCTGACCAACAGTAACTTCTTGGGATGTAACTTCTGTGCCTCTATTAGAGACAAAGGTTACAGTTGCCATACTATCACTCCTTTAAATTAATGTAATTTGTTCTTTTATTGCATCTGTCAATGCTTCTTTTTCTTTATTAGTTAATTGAGGTGACTCATGATCTTCCCAGATTTGAATATCACCATCATCAAAGACAAAGAAAATAATGCCTTCTTGTTCTTCTAAGCGTCTCAATGCTCTGGGTGAAAAATAGTATGAGTGATGAAACTCAGCATTTTCAGCATCTACATAGTCATGTACTTCTTCAATGTAGCCATCTAGTATATTGACAAGGCCTGCCCAAAATGCTTTTTTGTTTCTATTTAATATTGCACCATTCATAATTAACTAAATGTGTCTAAGAAAGCATCTCTTGCATCAATTGCATCTTGTCTACTTGCATAAGGTGCAGAGCCATCTTGTAACATATAATATTTACCAGCAAGCATGTTTACTTGAATATACCAGTTTTCATTTTGTGCTTGTGTTCTACCAACATTGATAACACGAACATCAATAATTGTATGCTTATTAACTCTTACTGTTTCATCTGATGCACCTGTTAAAGGAACAACAGGAAATTCATTAAGTGCCATATAATTTACACTCCTTATTTATTTTTCTTTTTTTAATTATAGCTTATTACTTAAAAGGGACGTCTTGTGACAGTGACTTCCATTATATCACCATAGAAAGATTCGATAAGTTGTTTTGCTCTTTGGCAAGTTCTACGATCTTCAACAGAGGATTGCAGGTCGACACTTCTTTGTCCAACATACTCAAATCCCATATAAAGATCATTTTCAAATAACATTTCTTCTATGTCATTCTTTAGTCTTCTAATTGCGGTTAATGGTTCTACATCGTCATCGGTATATGTTTGATAGAATTCATTGAGTAAGTCAATGTTAACAACATATTCATCATCGTCATTCATAGATTCTAAAAGTTCTTCACGGCGATCCACTTCCCATTCATATGATTCAATGTCGTCCATTGAAACACCATAGCGTTGAACAATCTCTTGCTCAACTTGGAATTTAATGCCTGCAATGTCTTTAGTTGTAAATGTAAATTCATCATTGCCATCAACCTTAATGCCTGGAAGAACAATGTCATGAACTTTTACAACATACTGATCAAGTACGGCTTCTGCATACCCTGCATCTGCAAATTCATAACTATCTCTATTTAAAACATAGTTGGGTTCACCATCTGGATCATTCTTAGGTGAAAGAATTGCAATTGCTGCTCTTTCAGAATATGGGTGCTGTCCGTTAATGTCTTCAAAGTAAGTAGTACTGAATTCATCTTTATAAATAGGACCTGCCATACCATCATATCCTTGATAAACAAGTAAGTAGTAGTCATCTTCACTTGCAGCTTCTGTCATTGAACCTTTTTGCATTCTTAATCTTCTAAGCTGATTTTCTAATTCTTCAATGCGTTTTTTATTTTTGTGAACGCTGCCTGTCATGCGACCTTTGTTAATTTCTTTATTTTTATCTCTAAGATCTGCCATCTGTCTTTTAATTCTTCTTTCTTTGTCTTTATCTTCTGTCATTGCTTCTTCTACTTGTTCCTCTTCTGTTTCTTCGGGTGCTTCTTCTTGATCTTTTGGTTGTGTTTCACTGGTAGGTCTTTCTAAGCTTCCTTTTGCAACCGTGGCTTCTTCATTGTTATAAATGACAACTGGACCTGGATTATCTGCAAAGACAAGTTCTACATTTGGATCATTGGGTTTTGGATCAATGTATGGAAACGCCACTAAGAATGCGGCATCATCTTTAATGAGCAAGTCGATGGCATCTTGTAAATATTCAATGCCTTCTTCAAGATCATTACCATTTTTATCCAAGACATTAAAGAGCCAAGTAAATTTGTTATCAAGGACGGTGTTAGATGCAGAGGCTTCGACATCTTTTCTGTCTGTTGCTTCATTGCGATTTTTATTTTTAAGCATTTCAAGTCTTGCTGGAATAACAATTTCACTATTGCAATTGTCACAAACACGATGTTCTAAGTGCATATCTACAGGCCAAGGATCATTACCAAAGCCTTCATGCTCTTCATCACAAAATGCACACTTATATGTTACTTTTGCATCAGCCATGCCTGTACCCTGTGCTTGTGTTGTTTCAACAAGCTTAGCACTTTGTTTATTATGACCAAATTCAATATGATAGCCATACTTATCTTTGTGGACTGTGACATTTTCTAAACTGCATTCTTTTTCAACAAATGCCTTAATTGCTTCAGAAAGATCTTTATCTTCACCTTCATCTGTTACATACTTAGACATGTACATAATAAAACCATTATCTCTTTTTGCACCAAATGTCTTAATGCCATACTTTTCTTGCAAAAAGCCTTGCAACATGTTAAGCATTTCAAATACGGTAAGGGACATTGATTCATTGACTAAATTTTTTAAATGTTTCATGCTTCATTCTCCTGTTCATCATTTTTAACTTCATCATCTTTAACTTCTTTATTTTTAACTACTTTTTTTCCTTTAGGCTCAATCAACCCTTTGCTTCTTAAATCACGGACAATGGTATTGTACCAGAAGGGCAAGACGGTAAGTGTTAAAATCGTATGTTTACATAATGGTTGTGTAGGAATTCTTACTGTTGGTGCAATGTCATTCTTATCTAAAGCATAGTCGTCTTGTGTACCTTTATACTGTTGTCCCCACCATTTAGCAGCAGGACATGAACATGAAACAGCGACGTCACCTTGTAATGCCATCTTAGTAATTTCTTCATCGGTTAGTTCGCGACCCTCTTCTTGATTCGTATCTATTAAGTATTTTAAATCTTTAAGTCTAACCTTAGTAGTATATGATGTAGGTCTTCCTGCTTTTTTATTTGCTTCGGGATCTTCAGCAGTTACTTGGAAGGTAATGTTATTATCTTTATCTAAGCCTGTATATTTGGCTGTCAGGTTTTTAGATTTTTTAAGTCGTGCAGGATCTTTAGATTTAGATCTATCTTTTAGCTGTGCATAGGTAAGTTCATTAAATGCTTTTTTAAATCCGTCAAATTCAATTACTTCACTTAAAGTGCGTTTTCCACCAAAATCATCCTCTAAAATCACACTATGCTCATTTAGAATCTCATCTAACTTAGTAAAAGCCTCATCACCCATTAAATTTTCAATTCGACCTGTAATAAAATTAGACTCATCAAAATGTTTTTTCTCTTTATATCTAACTTTATTTACATGATCAAATGTTTCAGTTAATAGACGATCTTCAATCTCTTTAACTCTTAAGCTAATTTCATCTTTATTTGGTTGATTATCAAAAACATGGGTGTCAATGCCAATGACATCTTCAAAGATATATTTGAATAGACGTTCATTAGATACAAACTCTTGGAATTGATCTTGTTGCACCAACGAAATAATAGAATTAGCAATATTAATTTGAGTTTCAAGTCTTGCTTGATTTTCTTCTTCTTCTTTTGTTGACACTTTGCCAAGGACAATGTTAAAGTCTGGCATTGCTTCTGTTGCTCTTGCAGTTGTTGAATGCGTCCAGTAATAATGAATAATACTATGGACAACTGATTTTAAGACTTGTTGTAGCCTCAGTACGCGTCTTCCAAGGCGCTCATCGAGTTTTGTTAAGGTAGAGTCACCAAGACCACCTGGGGTTGTTTCTTCAAAGCCAAGGTATGCTTTAAGAACACCAAGACCTGCAAACAGCTTATTACGGAAGTAGTCAATATCATTTATATTAATTTCACCAACGGATCCACCCACATCTGTAACAGTGACTGCACCCTTTTCACCTTTAACAGGTACATAGATAAAGTCGTTGATTGGAATAGGGCTTTGTCTGTTTTGGTATCTATCTGTAATCTGATCAATCGATTCACTGTTTTTAAAACTATTCTTAACCGCGTTAATAATTTGTTCTGCTTGCTTGTTATTACTATCTGAGACATCTACTTGAACAATCTTAAATTCGGTTGACTTAGTAAGACGGTTAATATAGAGTGCATCTTCAAGTGCAGAAAGTGTTTGCCATGTTTGAACAGCAGGTGCTAAGATAGAACGTCCAGATCTAATTTTAAGTTCTTCAACAACTTCTTCGCCGTTAAACTTAGAGTCAGATGCAACTTTCATTTTACCAATAATGTCTCGCGTATTAAATCCTGCAATGAATCGATCCTTAGGTTCTACTTGATATCCTGATGGATCTTGCTGTTTATTATACATATAGGTAAACGATTTAGATACTACCGTGTTTTCTTCTTCGTCTACCTCAGGTGAGACAACAAAGTATTTAATTTCATTCTGTCCAACAACAAGTGCTTTAACAAGTGCTGGGTTTTCTACAGGTACAAATGACCATTCACGCCCGTTATTAAATGCTTTAGTGTCTAAAAAGATTTTACCGTCACGAGCAATGTCTCTTACGATCTGCCATGCTTCATCATCAATCTTAACAATCTTCCATAAGAATTCATTAATCTCATCTTGAAAGTTTTTATCTGTTGACTCTATTGCAACCACATGGCCAGTCTTTTGGTTTACTTGCGTTGCATTATCTGCATAAAGATCAAGGGCTGCAGAAATAATTGCATCGTTGTCCATTTGCCGATATAGAGAAACAAGCTTTGCTTCACTACTATTTGTAACATCAGTACCAGAAATAAGCGTCTTATTGCTTGTATATAGGTTTGCAATGTTTCCTTGCTCATTTTCTTGCGCAGGGCTTTCAGTAACAGCTTCATTCTTAACTGTCCTATTGCGTCTGAAAAGCTCTGTAATTGGGTTTGCCATAGCCAACCTCCTTTATATTTATATTTCTATATATTGGTAATAGTTTAAGGTTTAATTATTTTATTTATAGGCTATTTGGTCATTGTCCGTATAGATAATGTTTTTGGGAGAAACTTTAGTTATAGCAAGTTTCCAACCAAAGCTATCAATAATGTTTGAAATTTCATTTATTAATTCTTTATTTTCATCAAAGAAGTTTTTAGTGAATGCAAATTTAACATCATTAAACCATTTGTCAACAACTGCATGTTTATTTTGTAATTCAATAACTAAATCTTCTAATTCTTCTAAGTCTTCGTTTTCTTCGTCTGAATAAATCAATTCCCAGATTGGATTAAAGAATTTACCTAAGTTATTATTAAGGTCATCTTTTAATTCTAATCTATAATAGTCTGTGTTTTTTTCGTCATATAGATATGCACCATCTATTGATTTAATATACCCATTATTAAATGAGTCTTTATCGGATAGAATTAAAATACCTTGACTACCTAAATCAGATAAAACAACATATTCTTTTGGTATTTTGTATACTGCTACTTCACTTATAGTATAATCTTCATAATTATCTGGGTAGTTTTCTTTAACATCTTTTATTGAAGAGCACAACCACAGTCCATACAATTCTTTTTCATATATTTTGTTTAGCTCGTCTATGAAAAGTATTGCTTTTTCATAGGTCGGTTCGTCTATGAATTCTTGAGAGTATAAGGTGTCAAGTATGTCTTCATTTCCTAATTCTTCGTACTCATATTGTAATATTTTCTTTGCTGGTAACATTTTACCTGAATGACTAACATTTTCGTTTCTATAACCTATTCTTGTTTTTATTAGCTTTTTTAATTCTTCTGTCATAATAGTTAGAATCCCTCTTCTACTATGCCATCATATATGTAATGAATATCTGTTTTTATATCATACGCCCATGAAACATTTAATAATTTATTCATCAATAAAGATGTCATTTTCAAGTGCTCTTTCTTCTGCTTGGGCAAAGTCTGTTGCGTCAAAGCCAAAGTAGTCACCCTCATCATCAATTTGTATACAGTTACCTAAATAATATATATTATTTTCTAGGTACAGTTTCATAGTTAGAATCCCATGTCTTCTGTTTTAATATTCAAGTGTGCTTGATTTGCTTTGTTTGCATCATCAGGTGTTTCAGAAGGTTTATCATTTTTATATGGTACTAAGTTTGCTACATAATTAATAGAGACAAGATCTGTTTTAACGTCTGCTACATAAAATGTATTTTTCTTTTCTGGGTTAAAGTCATAATATATGTCAATTAATGCACCACGAGTAATCTTAAGATCTTTTAAAATATAATCTGTAGATTCATTATTTTTAACTAAATCCTGTGTTTGATTACCGTCCAGTAATACTTCATTGACAACTTCGTTTGTTACTTTGTCATAAAGTAAATGTGTTGGTAGATATGCAACGATTGGAATAATCTCTGCATTTTCTCTAAACCAGCCATACTTTTGTAATAACCAAGGCTTTGGTCTTTCATCAAAGATGACATAAGTATTTACAGGTGGCATATATGTAAATCGCTCACCTGAAAGATTTGTAAGGCCGTATCCTTCAACTTGTCTAATATTAACTTCGCTGCCGGATACATAAGCAGCTTCTAAAAACTGCAATGTAATATAGCGCTTCTCTTCTAATGTAGGTAATATTTTTGCTTGTCTTAACGCCATAAATCTCACTCCTTTGCATAAGTAATGCATTGTCTGTCTTTTCATTGACTGTTTTCATCAGGATCACTTAGCGAAAGTCTAGGAGTGCTCCTGATGAAATTCGAACTCGCTGAGCCGTGGCCGCGTATTCGAATTTGTTTGTTACTTGTATACATTGCTAATAGGAATTACAATATATACTGGTAACTTATCTGGTATTTATTAAGCAATGCAACACTTAAAATAATAGTTGACTAAGATCACTGGATCACTTAGCGAAAGTCTAGGAGTGCTCCAGTGATCTTCTACCTCTGGATTCCGTGAACAACGTGAACGAATTCCGGAGTTTCTTTGTTAATTATATATACACACGCCAGAACATATGCATATATTTTTAACTTACCTATTTAATGGACAATGCATTACTTATGCAAAGGCTTTTTTCAAGCCTTCCTTACACTATATAATATGTGTTTCGCGTGTTTTAATCGTCTAATATATAAAAAAAGCAAGCCAAAAGATAGGCTTACTTTTTATAGGTATATTCTATATTGTATTTTTTAAAGGTTCTTATAATGGTTTGCCTATCTATATTAGCCATTTTAAACCTTGGTGTCTTAGACAATTCAACAGCACTGATAAATCCATCATTCTTTATGTACTCTTTATAGTTTTCAAGGACAATGGCTTCTTTAATAGAAATTACTAAATAGCTGGGAAGCGAGACATTAAATATCTTTGTCTTGCTTTTAACCCCAACATTTAATATTCTTAAAACTTTATTTATATCTCCATTTACTTCTTTTAAAAATGTAATAAGAAACGCATTATATAAATTTTCAGATGATGATAATATATAAATAAGCTTTTTATATTCATTTTCTTTTAGCGTATACTGTACTGTATAATGATCTTCAGCTATAATAATATCACCCACTCGCTCTTTCTTCTGCGCTTTTTATCATGTATTCATCAATGACTGCAAACGACAATGTAACCAATAAGTCAAAGGTTGCTTCATCAATATCTCTGTTAGGTGGTTCTGGTACGTCATACCCTAATCGTTTAAATCTAAAATTTGAAAATTCTTTAAGTAGGACTGACTTTTCTTTATCTAGCTTGTAACCTTCAATAATAGTATCTAAAATGTTATCATCTATAAACTCTATTGGCTTTTCAATAGTTCGTTCAAGCTTTCTCATATAGATTTCATTATCTATATATTTTTTCTTTGCATTTCTTTCTGCTTTAATCTTATTAATATAGCCTGAAATAAAACTATGCGCTCTATTATAAAAGAACTTTTCAATGTTAATTTTTTCAAGGACTTCGTCGTCTAAGTTGTCAAATCTTTTTAAAAGGTACATTATTGTGTCTTGCACACAGTCTTCGCGTTCTTCTTGTGATTCATAACGCAGGCGTGTTGGTACATATGCATTTAAAAATACATACAGTTGTTCAACAAGCCTATCTTTTGAATTAAGTACCTCTCGAGTAATTTCTGCTTGAAATAACATAGGGTTTAATTCCCGGCGGCAATTCCATCAATGTCTTCAAACGTTTCTGCCTCTTCTGTGTGGTCAATGACATTATCTTTTTTATTATTAATTTCATCAACAATTTGTTTGAGCTGATCAACGCGATCTTGTAATTTACCTTTTTCATAAAGTGCAGTAACACTTTGGACTAACTTAGTTAATTGCTCGACAGGTGCAAGCTGTGCTTTATTTGAAAGTTCTAATAGTTTTAAAAGATCTTTAACTTCCCAATGATCAAGTTCCTCTTGCTTGTTTAGCATGCTTAAAATTTTATCTGAAATTGATTGATACACAGGTGATACAACTGCTTGAAATTTTACAGAGTCTTCAATCATTGATCTAAGGTCTGTAACGGTTGTTTCAATTAATGCAAGATCATTTGTTTTCTCGTTCATTTTACTTCTCCTTTAATTAGTATATGCTGTGCTTTTAATTCAAGGCCTGGGTTTATATTTAACATTTCTGCTAATATGTCAGCCTCTATGGCGTTTCTTTTTAGTAACATAGTAAATGTCAGTATTAAAGCTTCAGACTCATCGTGGCTAACCTTACGTGCTTTAACGGATCCATCTTTATTATATTTATCATTTATTACTTCAAATGTATACCCATGCTTTTTTAAAACATCTATCATTGCTGATGCTACAAATTGACTTGCTCTTTTTTTATTTAGTCCTTCTTTTTTAGCAAGTTCTTTATTGGTTCTTGCAATGTAGGTTGGTGTAATGCTGTATATCTTTTTTATAAAAGGCATAAATGCTAATGTCCAAACAACAACCCCTGATAGAATGCCAAGACGTGATGCCTTAAAAGTAGACATAAGTGGCTCTTCAATTAAGACATAGACATCTTTTGCGGCATCTATAGGTTTAAGAATATTTAATGCAATATAACCCGAACGACTAATTGCATCTTTATATGTTTTATTTGTTCCGGGTGCTTGTATTGCATTTAGTATGACATGCTTTGTTTCTGTATCAAAATAACAAACACCCGTTTTTGTAAAGCTTGGGTCAACCCCTACATAAATCATATATTATTTAAGTAGATCGTCAATGGTTAATCCGGTTGATTCTGCTTTTGTTGTTGTTGGTTGTTGTGATAGCATGCTGTCTAAATCAATATCATCACTTGCAACTTCTTTTTTAGGTGCAGGTGTTGATCTTGGTGCAGGTGCAGCATCAAAATCTGTTGCACCAGAGAATGCATCTTCGTATGAAACTTTTTTAGCAAGCTGTGTACCATCAGCTGTTTTACACACTGCATTAATATATCCTTTAACGCCTTTGATGCCGTTATAAGAATATGCTCTAAATGTGATAATGGCTTCACCGATCATACCTGCGTAAATTTCATCAAGTTCATTTTCTGTAACTTCTCTTGCTCGTGTTTCATCTTCATTACGAATGAATAACTTAGGCTGTTGCTTACTTGAAGTTTTAATAACAAAGTTTCCAGCCTCTAATTCATTATCATCATTACCTTTACGAATTGGCAAATGCAAATTCTTAGGAATTTTATTTTCCCAAGTAGTTACTTTAGCTTCCTCCATTACTTCATTTAAATAATCTTTTGCTGCTTTAAATGTTTCTTGGTCATGAATAATGAGTTCAGTACCATAAGTTCCCGGATTAAAATCTGTTTCCGGTCTTGGTGTTACTAAATAAGAATAACTAAATGTGACATCTGAAAGATGCAATGAAACGGTTTTCCCTGTTTCTGGGTTGGTGTTAACTTTAAACATAACTATTTCTCCTTATGATTTATTTTTTATTACACTGTATATAGTGTCTAATGCTTTAATATATAACTAGTACTCACACTATGCTCATTTGCAAGCATATTGATCCTTTAAAAGGACTAAATGGCTATCCTTTAATAACTTTTCTATTATCTTTTGTTTCTTTTTCTTCTGGGTCTTCTATAACTGTCTCCATATTAATTTTAAATACATCTGCGTTTTGATCTAAAATTAATGGCTGAACATTTTGTGTTGCATTAATTTCTAACACTTCTACTGTAAATGTTTTAGAGACATTATTTTTTTGAATGCCAACAACATTAAATATTCTAACAGTTGATAATCTTTTTACTTCCCCTTCGCTTGTTAAATAAAAGCTTTGGTCTTTTACAGGTAAAGCAATGTTCATACCAATGGTAACATTTTCAAGCAAAACTTTTTCGTAAGTCATTTAAAACCTCCTTAACTGTTTGACATATATGCATTAAGCATTTCATTTAAATTTATTTTATTGCTTTTATATAGCTCAATACTTTTTCTTAGTTCTTTACTTAATGGCTTAATTTCTTTTTTATCAAATGCTTGATCATATGCATTGTGGGAAATAAGCCATGCTTGCTGTTCTGCTTCTGACATGCTTTTCCAAAGGCTGTTGCCAAGATCGTAGATGTCATAATGCATCAGATCTTTAAAGACGTCGACAACCGTGTACAACTTTCTTTCTGAGAAGCAATAAAGTGTTTCACCTTTTTCGTCGTCATAGATAGAAGCTGCGGGGCTATTATGGTTTTCATGGAATGGGCAAAAGCACGGTTGTCCTACTTGATATTGATTATCTGGGTTTAATTTAGATAAAGACTTGGTTAAGCTATACTTTTCTTTAACCAAGTCTTCCATTTGTTTTAGTGTTAGCTTATTCATTAGTAGGTATTAATTAAATTTTTTTCTGCTAAAACTTTTTTGCTTAAAACATAAAAGTCTTCTGTGCTATTATAGTGACTTATGAAAAACGGCTTTAGCGCTTTTTTCTTATCTTTACTTTTAGCAGCCTCTATTGCCTTTTCTCTTAGCTCTAGCAATTTATTAACATCTAACCCAGATGCAATTAATTTAATATTTCTTGTTTCTTTGTTTAAAAATGCAAAAACTATTTTGTCATAGCCCCCAAGATATTCTTTTAATTTCTGATCACTTTCATATATACTTTTATGAATTAGCGGCCATGTTTTTTTGTTTACAAAATTTTTATAATTTTGTTCTTCTAAATGTAATAAATACCTATTTCCTAATTCATCAACAAGACATTGCTTTTTTGTATTACAACTACTTGCTGCAGCTAAATTTAATTTTTTTGCTATAAAATAATAAACCTTTTGATTAATTTTTTCTTGCTCAGTAAGACTAATATTATTATCAATGTGCTCTACAGGATCTGCAGTATTTCCAATAATAATTCCTACTTTGTCATCTTCATTAATACTCATTTTAAAACTCCTTAACTTATTTTATTTTTTTTGTTACGCTGTTTATAGTGTATTTTATTTATGATTATTGTACTAACTTTTCGAGGTCGTCCATTACTTTTTCAAGCTTGTTTACAATTTTTTGTGTTTCTTTTTTTACTTTATTAATAGGTATATGATTAAGATCACTTACTTCATTTTGAATATCTTCTAAATCTTCTATTGCTATTTTAAGATTTTCTAATTCAAACAGCTGCAGCTTTACTTCTTTTAGTGAATAACTTTTTTGATCTTTTTCAAACAGCTCTTCTAACGAATTTGGTCCTTCATCAAAATCAAATTCATCTTTTGAAAATACCTGCTCAACTGGAAAAATATGCTCACCATCTTGATCTTGCATATAAAAGAAATGCGTATGAGATCCGTAGTCAATCTGAACTGCCTTATCATCTAAAAGGTTTTGCCTATAATAATAGGATTTAAAATGCAAGTCTTCTAAGTACTTAGCAATAACAGCAAAGGCTTCATCAATTGTCTCAATGTTTTCTGCGTATACTTTTTCAGTGCTATCCCATACTTTAATGTTCATTAGTCTTCTTCTTTCATAAAATCATACATGCTGTCTGCAAGATATTCATCTCTTCCAATTTCATCATAATCATCACCACGATCAACTGTAATAACTTCTTCCATAAGATCTAAAAGTATTTCTTGACCTTCACGTTCAACCTGTCTTGCACGACCTAAGAAGCCTTCTGCTTTGTTACGGTATCTACCACGCCACCGCATTACTTCAGATTCAACAATACTATCAAATGTTTCAAAAGAGTTTAATGCGGATTCTAATTGTCTAAGTCTTTTGTCTTCATCTTCTGTGGTTTCAAGCACAGCATCTTCAAACCATTCTTCAGTATTTTCCATTACAAACAAATCATACTCTTTAATAAATTCATATACTTCTTTTTTTGTCATTGCAATTCTCCTTTAAATGTGGCTTTTACTTTTACTTTTGGCCAGTCTCTATAACTAAATGTATTTGGGCTTGTCACATATTCCCAGTCAGTAATCTTAGCAATACCTCTAAGTGGTCGTATTAATCTTTTGGTAAACTCATCAATATGCGCACCATTATTTTTCATACTATATCTTACTTCAACACCACCTCTAACTTCTCTTAACTTAATTTTATGCTTTTGACAATATTCAACAAGTGAAATCATAAGTTATCCTCCTAATATATTTACTGCTTACATAATATATAGTGGCCTTAATCTATTTATATGATTCTTACTATTCAATATTTAATGTTTTTAAGTTTCTATGGAAGTCAATTGATCGAATTGCAGCAGCTAATACTTCTGTGTCATCTGTATCTGCATGAATCACTTCATACTTAATGCCATGAATTAGACATTGTGCTTTTAACATTTTTACATAGTTTGCATTTAGCTTTCTAAAGTAATCTTCATTTGCATCAAAGTTTTCAATTTCTTGCTGTCTTCCTCGTTTATGCATTCTTTCAACAAAGGTATTCCAATCAATGGCTAATATAATATATAGATCAATTGGCTTTACATCATTCATGTATGCATTAAATATGCCATTATAAAAGTTTTTAACTGTCTTATCTTTAATATTGTTTTGTGCGAAGAGCCAGTGCTCAATCATGTGCCGATCAATGACAACTTCATCATCATGTTCTTTTTGTGTTTTCCAATGCTTATGCAGAAAATAAACTTGTAAAAGCATTTCAACATCTTCAACACCTTTGTAAAGCCACCCAAGTAAAGTATTAAATACCTCATCATTTTCTGCAAATTCGTCCATGCTTGGAATTTGTAACTCTTTAGATAATGCTTTTACTAATGTACTTTTGCCTGAAGCAATCATACCACCTACTGCTACTCTCATGCTAATCTCCTTTTTATGTAATTGTTTAATATTGATTTATATTGTATGTTGCAAAAAATTTACTGAGACGATCAAATAGTAAGACAAATGTTAAAATATTTGTTATTGCCATTGTGGTTGCAAACGGAAAGTCTGCAACTAAATAACCCCACCAGTCAACCTTATAGACAATGACCGTCAAAGGCATAAACATTGCCCCATACAAATATGCAAAGAAAAAACTTTTAATATATGCAGGCACTGCTTTAAATTGTTTAATTAGGACAGCTAATAAAAGCCAGCCTAAAAACATTGGAGCTACCCATAGGCTTATGCCCCATTGAAGTACCTCTACACCCATATAAACTGTAATAAGCATTACTGAATGCTTATAGGATCTATTTGCAAAATAAACTGCAAATATTAATGGTGTTAACGATATATTTGGTAATACTAAAAATAAAAATTCGAGTGTAACTATGATTGCTGCAAATAGTGGTATTTCATTCAGAGTCCTTATTTTTTGCGAAATGGTTTTCTGCATGTCTGAATTCATTACCCATGGTCTCCCTTAGATCATCTTTTTCTTCTTCAGTTAATTCATCAAATATTAAAATATTTTTGTCTTCTACATCTTCTTCTATTTGATAAAATTCATCTAATGCTTTTTCATAATCAGATTTTTTCATTTTTTTTCTTTCTCCTCATAGCAGGTATCACAGAGTGGTAAAATATAGCCTTCTGTTACATGTGTTGCATTTTTACCACAGACAATACATGTATTAGCACTTAGTCTTTCAAATTTTGAAATAACTTTATGTGCTTCTTCTGGTGCACCAAAGTCATACCATCTTAGCGTGCCATATTTTTCTTTAATATCTGTAACCATATATTCATATATGTAATCACCTAAAGCGTCTTTTAATTCTTTAAGCATATAGTTACCAAATGCTTTGCGCCAGCCTTCTGGCATCCAGGTTAGCTCAGTATACTCAAAGTTAGTATCTAAACTATACCCTTTGTCCCAGCGATTCTTTGGTAAAAGGAATGGGTATTGTCTAATAAGTTCAAAATTTTTTGCTTGCTCTTTTGTTGGCTTAGCAATTTTTTTGAAGATAGCATCTAAAAATTTATTAAATGCATTTTTTTCTTCAGGCACATATACTCTATCATGCTCATTTTTATAAAAGGTATAGCCATTCATAACAATTGGTTCATTAAAATAAGAAGGTCTTTCACTCATAAAATAACTCCTGTAATTAAATAATAAATTAGTACTGCATCAAGTATGCCAAAGACATCTGCTAATAAATCACCCCATGACCATCTTTTTAAAAACACATGATCAAATACTTCTTTTGCTATACCAACGGCAAGCGTTACTAAAATACCCAAAGGTACCGAAATAAAGAACAGTGAAATTGCAATAAAGAAAGAAAATATATGATGCAGTACTTTATCATTATGTAGGTTTGCAATTAGCCTTTCATAAAACCTTTGCATTTTACCAGTCACCTACATAGAACAATGGTTTATTTTTACTTGCATAATAAGTTAATACACCGACAGCTTCAAAAAATCTAGGCGGTAAGTCATCAATTTCATCATCATCAAATGCCCAGTAAGAATTAGCGTTGTCAATTAAAAACTTTGCAATCTTATTTAAATCTTTAGATTGCAGCCGAACAACTTCTGCATTGTTTGCGCTTCCCATAATGCCTCTAATATAATCATGTAGTGAATGAAACTTTCTAAAGTAAAGGACTTCAGTATTTTCATCAATGTCTAAGTAATTATCTTTGTCAGTCTTTGGTTTTTTATTATAAAAACTTTGGTCTAATCCCATTTTAATTATCCTCCTAATTTTTTTTAAGGGGTGTAGGGTTTTGTGTATTTGTCCCTACGATCAACGAATGGACACTTCAATGAGAAGTGTTCCGTCATATAATGGTAGACTATTGCGAACTTGCCGTCTATCAGGGCGACCTGTTTTTAAAGAGGTGGCATCAACGACCCTCTTGCAAATCCATAATCTCTTCAGAATTTCTTTCGAAGTATTCAAATAAACCATCTTCTAAGTCATCATCTCTATGAGGTATATCAATTAAACCATTCCCATACCATTCATGAACCTTCTCCATACACTCTTCGTCAGTTCCTACAAATACTTCACCTTTATCATTCTCAATACTATAAATAGGGTCTGTCAATTCCCAAGCCATTTTACTTCTCCTCCTCGTCTTCGTCATGTCTTTTGACCAAATCTAACTCTGATATTGGTTCAAAAGAATAGCCATCAAACTCTGGTTGCACCATTGCAATTAAGTATGCAGGTTTACCTGTCAGTAGTTCGCTGTCTTTATCTAAAGAAATTCTAAGCTGATACCCACTTTCAAGCAGAGAATTAACGACTGCGTCTCTATGCTCTCTGCCTCTAATCCAAAAACTTGTTATTCTTTCCATAATAACCTCCTTACACTATATATAGTGATCTTTTACTATTTATATGATTGTCTTAAAACTTAAATAGATCTTCAATTGTAATATTCTTTCCATCAAACTGCTCTGATGTAATGGCTTCGTTGTCATTAAACTTAAGCGGTCCTACATGAAAGTATTGCCCATATGCTTGTGTTTGAATTGGATCTCTTGGTGAATAACCATTTCTTGCTTTTGGAATATTGATAAGGACTGTGTCATCTGAATTGTCTTTACCTTTCCATAAAGTAATCATGGTTGTACTTGCTCGCTCTAACTCATGTGAATCTGATGCAGATGAAGAGGTGTAGCGGCCTCTATTCTTTTCTTTAGATGCTTCTGCATATGCATTCCTTGATGTCTGTGATACCATGAAGACGACGATTTCTTTTGCTTCATCTAAGAAGTTAAGTGACTGCTGTCTAAAATAGGATACCCAGTCGTTCATAATTGCACCATCATAGGTATACTTTTTGCCGCCCGCTTCTTCATACTTTAAAAGTGCAAGCTGATCAACCACTACTGCATCAAGGCCTTTACCTGTTTTTTCTTGAAACTTTTTTTCAGCAAGTCTAAGTGTCTCGGTCATTTCAGTAAAGTTTTTGTAGTTAATGTCATTTTCACCCCATAAAATAAGATGACCATCTAATGCATCAATGAGCTCGTTATGCTTATCATTATAAAACTTTGCTTGCACTTCTGTTAATTGACCATCTCTTAAGACACGAGCATCAATTAGACGATCCTTAGATTTAACTGTCTGCGCAATATGATAGAGGACGAGACGAGAGACTAAACTTTCTGTGGGACCTTCTAATGATAAATAGAGGACGTTTTCTCCGGCCATTGCATTTTGATATGCAACATTGACCGCATAGGTTGATTTAAATTCCCCTGTAAATGCTAAAATAGAGACAATGGATCCTTTAGTTGCTTTTCCAGCATGCTCTTCTATTTTAGGAATTACTAATGAAAGTCCACCTGCATTTTTAATTAAGTCTTCATAAGGTGTTTCCTTTTTCATTACTGCATTCTTTGGTGATACATTTCTATTTTCAAGGAGAATATTTGAATAGAAGTCATTAAACTTAGCTTTAATATCTGAAGGGCTAAGGTCTGCAATCTTGCTGCCAAAGTTTAACATGTCTTTTGCTAAGCTTGATTTAAGTTGTCTTAACCTAATATCAATAATTGCAGAGTCAATGGCTTCTTTTGAAAGAATGACAGGAAAGACGTTTTCATCGTTTTCAACATAGTAAGGATACTTTTCTGAAATAAACTCTTTAGAAATAAGATTAGACATATAGAGGTTATCTTTAATATCTTTAATAATACTATGCTCTACTTCGTTTAAAGATAATTCAGATTCAATTGTCTTAACTTTGTTTTCAATAAACTTTGCATCTTTTGTTTCAACAACTGAAAGTAATGTATTGCAAATGGTATTCTTCATGATAACCTCCTATAATATTCTTTTCTTTTTTGGTTGTCCGCTTTGCTTATCAAATACTGCACCTGGTCGATTAGATGTAATGTCAACAATCTGGAATTCATTGTTTAAAAAGTAAGCATGCAGTTTCTTTGTCAAAGTAATATAGTTTTGTGTAGACGTCATAACATCATAAGATATGATCGTCATCTTTCCGTTTGCTTTTCTAAATTCGATGAGGTCAATGATCTGACTTTCTAAATATTCATTGGTATAATCATATTGACTTAATGAGACAAACGTTATATCTGAATAATAGACACGCTCATGTAATTCCGCATCTTTTGTTTGTGCAGTTGCAAAGTGTTGATTATTTAACGTCTGCCCTGTGACAACTGCATAATTTAGCAGACGATCTTTCTTTAATGCATAGTGCATACTTAGAATATAGTATAAAGCGTTTCTTTTGTTTTGACTATAAATAAGTAAGGGGCTATTATTTAAATTCTTAAACTGTATTTTATTATAGATAAACTCAAGCTCATTTTTAAACTTATCTTTATCTTCTAAAATAAAGTCTTTATACTTTTGTATTAAAAGATCTTTTTGCATTAATAACTCCTTTATGCTAATTATATATTATTAATTAAATAAATATAATTATATAGTTTATTCTTTTTATTATTATTATTATTATTATTATTATTATTATTATTATTATTATTAGATGAGTTGTACGCAGTAGCGGGCTAACTTATTTAAACGGTTAACTTATGGCGCAAGACTTACGCTGTCTTTAAACAGTGCTTGCGCTTTATCACATAACAGTCGAGGCTAAAGATTATCTATAAATAGACACTTGCCTTAGCCAATAATCTCTTTCTTCTTAGCCGCCAAAAGAGATGTCTAAAACTTAATAGACCATAAAGTAAGTAATTGATATGCTAATTAAAAATAACGTAACAAGCATTATAATGGCTTTAAATAATATACCTTGAGAATAACCTCTTAAGTTAGTTGGAATATTATTTGCTGTCAGATTATCAAACAAAAAATAGATAAGTCCAAAACCACTAATAAGATATAAAAAATTAAGTGCTGCCAACCTCAAAAATTCAGGTTCTAAAAAAGTGCTTAATATTTGTTCTAACATTATTCTTCATCTCCTTCTCCATATAAGGCAACTTTAAAGCCACCATTATTTTGTACATATTTGACAATCTCTTCGTAGTGCTCATCAATCATTTGCCACATATCTTCATCACCACGGCATTTGTGTGGTCCTGATGGTAATGTCAATGTATAGTAACCTGCGCCTGCTTTATTAAGCATTTGGACCACTTCACCTGTTGCTTGATCTACGGTTGTATTATCTTCAAGCCATTGTTTATACGCCCATTTGTTTGATACACCACGTCCAAAGAATATTGGGAGTTCAACAGTTGCAAATGGTTTAGTAAGCCTATTCTTTTCTGTTGTCAGCTTAACATAGGATCCAATAGCTTCCTGTCTTTTTTTAACCCAAACATTGCCAGGTCCGATCCATGCTTTTCTTTTACCCCATACTTCAACAGATACTAAATGTTTAAGTGCATTACCACCTGCAGATTCAATCTTAGGCATAAATCCAGTTAAATTAACACGAGCTTGATGTACAACCAATAGGGAAGCATTAGAGCTACTAATGATTGCATTTAAAGGTCTGGATGCTTTTGACCACATACGAGCATTACTACCAACAGCATTATTGCCAGTACCTAATATTTCATCGTCAATTGCTAATTGATCTGTTACCTGTGTATCTGAGTCAATGACAATAACTGCGGTTTCTTCATCGGGTGCAACCTTTTTAATAATGCGTGAAATGTCCTGTATTGTCTTAACACTTAATAAATAAAGCTTACCATCTGGATTAGTATTAGGATTATAAAGCAGATTTGCAAAGCCCATGGCTTCAAATAATTCATACGTTGCGCCACCTTCAACATCTAAGTAGTATGCTTTTTTGTTATACCTTTCTACAATGTTACCACATGCTTGAATTAAAAGTGTAGTTTTACCAACACCAGGTTCGGCACCAACTGCAATAGCCCTGCCTTTTGGCAAACCCCCATTAAGTAACAGGTCAAACATAATAATGCCTGTCTCATATCTTGCGGTTTTAATTGTGCCATCTTCAAGTGTTTCTGGTTCTTCAAATAGATAATCACCTAAAAACTTATTTAACTCTTTTGGATCAACTGATTTAACTTCTTTCTTTCTTGCCATAATTCCTCCTTAACGAATTTAGTTTATATAGTGAAAGAATATGTAACTTATGATTTAGAATAACTCGTAGTCAAACTTTTTGCGTTTACGGACACCTGATAAATAGAAAAGATCTGGTGTTAAATCTTCTGGTTCTCTTTTTAATATTTCTAAATGATCGTAAGATAATTCTGGAAAAGCTGTAGGTTCTTCTAATAATTGCTTTTCTAATGTCTTAATGTGTGCTTTGTAGACATGGACATTGGAATAAAAGACAGTCATATTTTTTGGTGTTGCTTTTGCATACGCTGCAATAATGGTTGTCAGTAAAGCCATTTCAGCAATATCATATGGTACACCGAGGCAGAAGTCACCACTTCTTTGATAGATTGAAGAATCTACATATTTTTTATTATCAATCCAATATGCATTAAATTGAATGGTAGTAATGCAAGGTGGAATAGACATCTCTTCTAATTCATTGACATTGTACAGATTAATGATGGCACGTCTATCTGTGGTCTTATCTGCTACATTTAATCTATTAATGACATCTTTAACCTGATCAACACCATTAAAGTTTCTAAACTGCCATGAGTAGGTTTTACCAATGTCATTGTTAGCGTCTGCAAATTTGTCCCAAACATGCACATCATTTTCTTTTAAGTAGTCAATACTTGTTGTCCCCTTTAAATACCATAAAGTTTCTGTAATAATGCTTTTTTGACCAACATGCTTTGTTGTCATTAGTGGAAAGCCAAACTGAAGATCAAACGAAAGCATTTGATTATGCAAAGATAGTGTAGGACCAATACGAGTATTTTCTGTAATGCCTTCTTTTAAAATCTTTTTACCAAGCTCAATGTAATTATACTCCATTTATTTCTCCTTTAATTCATTTAATAATGCTTCATAATTACCATTAATTGGATCAAAATAATAGTAGCCATGCTTTAATGCAATATTTTTAAAGTAGGTGTCAATCTTTTCTTCAAACATTTTTATTTCTTTATGTTCATTTTCTTTAAGCTTTTTATTTTTTGTATGGCAAATGATTACTCGATAGCCGGCATCTTTTACTTGCTGATACAACATTCTTTCGACTTCTTCGGGGAATTCAGGTTGTCTACCTAATACTTCAGAATAGATGTGCTCGTCCATAAAGCTGCGATCAAATACGACATCATGTTTTTTAAGCATGCTTGAATAAAAGTAATAATCTTTTGGATCTTTGTATGTTAAATGTATGTAGCTGGTAATATCTAATTCTTGCTGTAATTTCTTAGCAAGCCATGTTTTACCTACGCCGTCATTACCATCAATTATAATTCTCATAGTTTTCCTCCAATTCAATGACAATTACTTTTGTTTTTTCTAAGTTTAAAAAATCTTGGTCATGTTCTATTGCATAATAAACTGCATCTAAACTTGAATAGCTTTTGTAAAAATACTTTTGCTCTTCTTTGTCAACATAAAAAAGGCCATATTTATTATGCAAGAACATCATATTTTAATTAAAACCTTGTTTTTATCGGTAGCACTTACCGAAATAACTTCTTCAGCTAAGGACTCTTCAGATAAAGATTCAAATGCAATTGATGCTGGACCAATAAATATAACCCTATTTTCATTTTGTATTTTAACTTCATTGTGTGTTGTCATAAGTGATAAAACTTGCTCTAAATAAACTTCCATAATTAAACACTCCTGTATTATTATTTTTTAGCTCTTAACATATCATTGTAATCTTCGCTGCTTTTTAAAATAAAGTCTACGAGATTTGTGTTAGGGTCATCTGTATAAAAGACAACGGGATCTTCATCAATAAATGCACCAATAATAATTGCTCTTTTTGCTTTTAACATTTTAAACTTTTCTTCTGAAAGATGATACTTTTTAAAATTACCATCATGAATTGCTTTAAAATTTGGATTTACCATGTTTTTCTCCTTTCAAGAATTAAATACAGCATCATTCATAACGATTGAACGATTACAATATTCTGAGATATATTCTAAATCAAACTTAATTTTAAATGCTTTACAAAACTCTTCAAATTCTTGCACTGTTGGATATGTCATTAAAGCAAGCATAACTATTGCCTCGTCTTCTTTTTGAAAATGCAATGCATAAAGCGAATCAAAAACTTTAATGTAACGGGTCATACGGCCTCCTATAATTTTAACTTACACTATATATAGTGGTAAAAAGCGGCCGTATGACCGCTTTAAGCAATTATCTGTCAACTAATGTTGAAAAGTCTTTTACTTTTTTTAGCTTTTTCTTTTCTAAATTTAATAAATCATAATCAATAATACCTTTAATTGGTAAGACATATTCATTAAACTCTTTGTTTGAAATAGGTTTAAACTCCCAGCCAGACTTATTAATTTCTTCAAATGTCCAGGGTTCATTTAATACCTGAAATGTTATTGAATGCCCGCTAAGTGACATTTCAATAAAGTAAGTTACTTCTTTCTTTAAATAATAAATAATGCGTGATGAATCATTTAGTGCCATGTAAATTCCCATTACTCTACCTCTTCTATATCTAAAATTTGATGATAAATAACGTTTCTTAAATCAATTGTTTGAACAGCAATGCCATCTTTAAAAACCGATATGGCAACATCTTTTTTATAATTATAATAGACGACTTCTTTGACAATGTATGTTTTGTCATCATTTTCTAATAATGTCAATTCCATATGCTTGCCATTTAAAAAGCTATGTCTATACCCCCATACATATGCAGAATTTTTATTTAAGGTGTAAATTTGTGTTGTCAATATAAGTCTGCCAAGGATCCAGCTTCTAAACTTAAATATAAAAAATGACACGGTTAATGTAATAGCAACGCTAAGTAAAATTATTTCATGCAGTTGTAGAGACATTTGTAACACTTCCTTTATTTACTTCATATATTTTATCTGCAAATTCTTTAACATGTGTGTCATGTGTTACAATAATAAACTTATATTGTTTTTCTTCTGATAGCCATTTTAAGAAGTTAAGAATATTTTTTAAGTAGTTAGTATCTTCTCTTCCATTAATCATCTGTCCTGTTGATACTTCTTTTAAACCTTCATCAATAAACATAATTTTATTTAGCCCATAAACTTCAATGTAATAGATCTGAAGCAAAAGTCCTAAGGTAGAAATGATCCCTCCACCTACGGATTCAGTAATTTCTTGCCTTTTATCACCTTCAATTAAAGTGATTTCAAGCCCTGCTTTTTTAGTATCTTCTTTTAAAGTAAGCTCAATCGCATAGTGCCGATCTGTAAATATGTTTTGAAACGCATATGATAAAAACTTTTCTAACTTATGCTTACTATTAAAAGTAATCTTTTCAATAATAAGTTTACATGTAAACATAAGGTTATCAAACTTCTCAAGTCTGTCTGTCAGTTCTTCTTTATTTTTAATTAGTTGTTCTTTATCGTTAAGGTATTTTTTAAGTGTTTCTTTTTTGTAGTTAGCTAATGATTCTTTTTCTTTAAAGGCATTAATGATGTCATTATAAGTTGGCATTTAAAATAGCCTCAGCTTCTTTTGAAAGCATATCTAGCTTTTCTTTTAGCTTTATTAATACATTTTCTGCTTCTTCAACAGTATTGACATTAGCTAACTCTATAATCTGCTGTCTCAAAATTTCTTTTTCTTTTGCTATTGTTTCTAAGTTTGCTTCAACTCGTGCTTTTTGAAGGTTTAAATTTTCAATTTCATCTGATATACTTTGGAATCTTTGTTGCAAATCATTACTACTCATGTAAACCTCCGTGATTATTATTTAATGGTTGATGGCAAAATGGACATACGTCAAATGTCTGAAGCTCTTTTTTTAATGACAATTGCTTTGCTTCAAGTCTTTGCTGTGTTTCTTTTGCTGCCTTTACTTTTTGATTATTACTTTCTATTTGCATTAGGACATTTTCTATTTTTTGTATTTGATTATTTAGCTGTCCTATTTCATTAATAAAAGTTTTAGCGCTTTCTAACATGTTTTGCTTTTTGTTAATAGTTGCATTAATGGTATCAATATTAGCTTTTAATTCGTCATACTTTTCATTTGCAGATCCATACTTATAAATTTTGTAATCGATACTACTGGAAATATCTGAAAGCTTTTTAAACTTTTCAATATCAAACTGCTCATACTTGCTCAGGTCTTGTATTTCAGCCTGTACCGCATTTATATCTTGAATCCTCGTATTTATCTGTGCATTAATATCAGAGAGCTCAGACTTAGAATTTTTAGCCTGCTCGTCTGTCATATCTAAAAGATTTGCCATTAGCTCTTGGTCTTTTGACTTAGAAATAAAGTCAAACAATTGATAATGTGTCTTTCCTACTAAAAACGGAAAGTCCAGTTGTTTCCAAAAGTTTAATCTAAACTTATCATTATTGACAACAATCTCTGGCATGTTTAACATAACGCCAACTTCTTCTATTTGCTTTTGTCCGATCTTATTTAGCTTTTCATTATTAAGCTGATAATATGACTTTGCTGACTTTCTTTCTTTGTGCCATTGAATAACATGCCCATTATCTTCTATGATAACATCACAGGCGTCTGCGTCATAGTTAATAAAATCGCTGCCACCTTTATTATTGATGGCAGCTTCAATTGCCCGAATGATAGAGCTTTTACCGTTATTGCTACTACCAACAATAACGGTAACTCCGGGTTCAAAGGTTAGGTCTGCTTCTTTAATGGCTTGATAATTTTTTACTTTAATTTTCATTTTTTAATTGGAATGCATATTCGACGCCATACTTTTTAATCATTGTTTGTCTGCGTTTTTCATTTGCATTATATTGAAATGCATAATCAACGCCATACTTTTCTTTAACCGTTTGTCTACGCTTTTCATTTGGATCTAAGTATTGTCTACTTATCTCTTTTTTAATTTCTTCTGCCTTCTTTTGTGCCCGTGTAAATATCATGTTTTGAATTTCTGCCAATCTAGCATGTTGTCTTCTACGTCTTACTAATCGAATAGACGTTGGAATAATGCCGACAACAATAATACCCGCATAAACAAATAACTCAACAAATAAAAACCACTCTGGTAATGCTAAAATATCTTTAATAAACATAAATTACTTTTCCTCCGATTTTATTTTTTTAATAGTTTCTTCTTCAAATCCCATTTCAATTAGTTCATCTTCTGTATAACCTTGGTCATAAAGCGTTGCACAAACAATATCAATACTATACATGGTATCAATTAAAATATCTAACAAATTATTTGACAATTGCTTATAATCAAGTTTACTCATAGGTTTCCTCCATATTATAGAAATAATCTTTTGTCAATCTTCCAGTAACTAATAATTTAACTACATCATCATGATCAATTGAATAAGTACCCCAAACTTCACTGTAACTAACAAATGAACCATACTCATCACTTTTAAAGATGAGCGTTTCTTTTGGCTGTTCAACCGAGCTAACTAAAAAGTATTGCCCAGTTTCTTCATCGTACATCAATGTTTTGTCGCCTGTGCCTTGACTTACAACGCCTTTTACAATCTTCATTTTGCTTCCTCCTTTGTTTTTCTTACACTATATATAGTGCATAAGTTTATTTTTATGACTACTTCCACCATAAATATTCATCTTTCATAGCATTTTTATCTGCCAAATTAATATTTAATATTTCTGTTGGCAAGATATTGCTGCTTCCTAATACTGCTTTAATAGCTGTACTATTGCTAATGATTCTATTCTTTTTATAGGTATCGATTGTACCCTTTGCTTCTAAGACATAGACATTAAACTTTTCATAGGTTGAATTTGTTCTGGCTATGCGACCACATGCTTGAATAAACTCTCTAAGCGGAAATGGTGTTTCATAGAATACAAGATTATTTGCTTTTTGCAAATTAATTGATTCTGTGCCTGCAGAAGTAATGAGGACAACATCACGGGGTTTAATACCCGATTCAACCATTTTTCTTTTTGCTTGATTAATATTACCCGATATTTCATGTATTGTTGGAATATCAAACTTATTTTTAATGCGTTGCAATATATACTTAATTCTTTCTAATGTTTCCAAATAGCTAAAATAAACTAACACCGCTTCGTTTCTTTCAATGACTTCTTCTATTGTCTTAATTAATAGCAATTCTTTTTCTGTTAATTTGTTTTTATCTAATGCTTTAAAATCTTTATGTGAGTTAGAGACAACTCTTTGCAAGTCATGTAATCTTGCACCTGCATGCTCTTGCTTACTTGTTTTAGATCCTTTACCCTTTTTATTAGTTCCACTAAATAAGCCTTCTGCTGCCCATTTATAATACTGTTTCATAAAATTAGATAGCTCTGTTTCACGATAATTAAACTCTATGTCATATGTCTTTGCTCGGACAATGCCAACCTCATTTGTTTTTTCTGCAAGTAGATCTAAGTTTTTATAGCCTACAATTTCATAAGTATTAATTGCTTTTTTATGACCACCTCGCATTGTTTTCCATATTGTCTTTTTTTCAAGCTCTTCAAATGTATTTTTAAATGAATAAATATTTTTAAAGAACCCAGGTTTAACGAGGTCAACCATGTAAAAGAATCCATCTAAGTTGTTTAATATGGGTGTTGCTGTCATAAACCACATGCCAACAAACCATGGTCTAATGACACTTACTGTCTTATATTGAATTGTATTAGGATCTTGCAATGCATGTGCTTCATCTGCAATAAGCCAAAGATTTTGATGCTTTTGTTTTAGTTCTTTTAAATAATTGAAATAAGGGTTTAACATTGGTTTGTTTTTTTCAAATAAATTTTTGCCAAGTGTTGAATAGTTAAAGATATGAAATCTCGCATTTTCTTTTGCCCGTGTATTAGTCGCAGTATAAATATTATAATCTAAACCAAGCTGTCCTGAAATTGTATCTACAAATGCTTTAACAGCACTATTAGGAAGTAATAGGACGAAGTGTATGTCTTCATCTTTTCTATTATTTGCAGTATGTACTGCTGCCGTCAACGTTGTCAATGTTTTGCCAAAGCCTGTTTGTGCAAAGTTAAAGTAAAAGTCATTTTGTAATAATGCTTCTACAATTTCATTTTGTTCTGGCTTTAAGACATAGCCCTTTTTATTTTTTAAAGTATAGTCAGACATTAATAGTTCCCGTAATTAAAATTACCTACTAAATAAATAACACTTTCATAAAACTTAATGCGTTGTTTAGCAGATGCCATAATAATATCTAAATATTTTATTTGTTCATCTAAATATGAAAGCATGTTTTCTACTTTTCTAACGGTGGTTCTTTCAGAGTTTTCTGCCAGCATTTTAGTAAAGTATGCTTTAAGACTAAAATATTTTGCCTTAAAGCTTGACACATTTTCAAAATACCATTGTGCCTGTCTATAATCTGATCCAATGTTTTCTTTTTCTTGCAACCTACTAAAATCTTTAAGATCATTTAATTTATTTACATGTGTAAAATCATTGACTTGCTTTGCAAATTCTTCAATTGACTTTGTCATTTCTTCTAATTGCATACGACCTCCTAACTATTTTCTATTGGTTCATACTCTGGTGTTAGTTCTAATGTTTCAGGATCTTGCTTAAACTTCCATGTTAACCCCATTGAATTACCAATTTCAAGCCCTGTAATAATTGCAACAGGCTGATCTGCGGGTTGATGATTCATAAGATCGCCCATTATTTTAACTACTTCATTGACAATATCTTTTTGAACACTAACGTTTATTTCGTCATGAATGGTATTCATAAAATAAACTTTGCCTTTATACTCTGGTAAATTAATTAAAGAATTATAGACATTAATAAGTGCAAGCTTTGTAACTTCTGCACCCATAGATTGAATAGGAAAGTTATAACTTTTTCTTTTACCTGAGTTCATTAATACATTTTCATTCATTCTATTTGAGTATATATAGCTTTTTAATCTTCTTTTGCGTCCATACATATTTTCAATTTCTTCATTTTTTAATGCTTCATTTTCGCATTTTTCCATAAAAGTTTTAATCTTTGGAAGCTTTTGAAAAAATGTATCAATGTATTCCTGTGCTTTTTTAACGGTGACATCAATTTGTTTTGCTAATGAATCTGGACCTGTACCATATAAAAGCCCAAAGTTAATTGCTTTTGCAGCACGTCTCATATCTTTAGTGTAGTTTTCTTCACCCCAAATAGTAACTGCGGTTGCTTTGTGAATATCTTCATCATTATTAAATGCTTTAATCCATGTTTCTTCTTCTGAAAGTATTGCCATAATTCTAAGCTCTTGCCCAGAAAAATCTCGAGATACCCAGTAATGCCCTTCTTCTGGTAAAAAGGCTCGCCTAAAATTTAACTTAGGCGAAAACCCTTCTGCTATACCAAGCGAGTCGGGCATTTGTTTTTCAGTAAACTCATACCCACAAACGGTATATTCAGGAAAAGAATTAGCGTCTGCTTTGCGAACATACCAATTCATTGAGCTTGGCTTTGGCGGGTTTTGCATGTTCATTTCAATAAAGAATGATTTTTTATATTCTTTTTTATTCGCCAATTTATTCCTCCTAAATTATTTTATTGCAATCCAAATGCGTTGTGAAATTCTATAAATTAAATGTGCAATAGTTGTTTCAAATTTTTGACCGTCTTCTAAAGAATAAAATACATATTCGCCGTCAGCATAATCAATGGTAACTATTTTGGTATCTAATTCACTTCTGCTATCATTAACTCTAAATTTTCTTCCTTCTAATCCTGCCATACTAATTAACCTCCACAATTTTGTATGATTCAATAAAACCAATTGATTGATATTTTTTTACAAAGTTTTTTGCATAACCAATGCCACTGTACTTTCTTGAATACTCTCTTGGCAAGTTTTTATTAATTTTAAGACATTTGTCTGCCCATATAACTTTAACTTCTACCATGCCTGGAACTTTAATTTCTTTATCACTGGTTGTTGTAATGTTTGTATTAAACCATTGACTATACATATTTGCAACTCTTTTCCATTCATAGCTATGTCCATGGCCTCGTGCTTCTAAATCTAAATGTGCAATCTCATGTAGCAAAGTATTTTTAAACTCTTCCATGTCTGTTAAATGTTTATTAATAGTAATACGATCATAACCTAATCTTTTATAAGATAAGTATGCTGTACCAAATACGGTTGATGATTTTCTAGACTTTAATTCAAATCTAATTGGATTAAATGTACGACCTTTGCTTTTTAACTCATTTAAATACTTTCTGCTCATTTCATTTAACAACTTTTGTGTAATCATAAAGCCTCCCATATTTTTAACTTACACTATATATAGTGTAAAAAGACAGCCCGTATGATTATCTAGGCTGTCTTAATTAAATTAATTTGCGCTTTATAGTAAATATTTATGTTATTTAGTTCTGAAAGAATGGCTTTATCTTTTGTTTTTTCATATTGCATAAATAAATCAGCGATGTCACCCGTATCTTTAATTGTATTATATTGATTAACAACTGTGCTATGAATGCCAATCTCTTTAAGTTTAAGCTGTAACTTTGCAATTTGTGTGTTGCCCGCTTTGTCGTTGTCCAAAAGTAAGATAATATTATTTGTAATACTTTCATATACTTTATATGCATCTTTACTAATGCTGTTTGTTCTAAGTGCAACCACAGGTATTTTTGGATCTATTAATTTAAAACCACCAACATCTGCAATGCCCTCTACAATAATTAAAGGATCTCCATATCTAAAGTTTTCTAAATTGCCAATGTTATATGGTAGATTGACATTATTAAACTTTAAGATATGCTTAGAATTTAATGCTTTAATTGTTAGATCTGCAAGCTTACCATTAATGATATTAGGAATAAGCAATACAGATCCATGCTCAACAACAAAGTTATTTATAGGTGTCTTATGCTTAAATATATCATTAACATCTAAATACTTTATTTCAATTAGATTATTATATGCCAACCAGGTATACTTATTTTTATTTTTTAAACTTTCAGGAATCAAATGTCCTAACTTATATAACTCTTCTATACTCATGACTTATACTTTTCTATCTCTTTTTTGATATGCTTAAAACGACGCCCACGCTTTTCGGCGTAAGAGCGGTGCTTTTTAGGACTTCCTTTTCTCCACTTGTTTAATTTGCGTTGGCTGGGACGCATAATAACCCTCCTAAGTGATGCCTTGAGATTTTAAGTAGCGCTTTATTGCTTCTTTACTATCATTATTAACCGTAACTGGCAATATATTGCTATTTAATATTGAAAGTATGTCGCTTGCATTGTCTTCAAAATAATCTTTGTTAAATAATTCGTTGTACTTATTATCATACAGATTTAATTTTGCTGTCTCAAATGCTTCATTTCTAAATATTTCTGCTGCTGGTTTTACATTAGGTAGCTTTACTTCTGTCATGGCTTTATCTTTAAATAGACAAATGACGATATCTCTGGTTAAGTTGTATGCTTCTTTTGTTCGCCTAAGTAATGATCCTGGTCTAAATACCTTTGTCCCGCTGTCTAATATTAATAGTGGGTAATACATGTGATCATGACCGGAGATGACAAAGTCGAACTTTTCAAGACCTTCATTAATAGATTCGCCAGGTACTGTATTTTCTGTCGCATAATGCATAATTAAAATGTTTGTCTTGCTTTTATCTACTTGCATATCTTTAATTGCTTCAGCATTAGTAAAATCAATACCATAGACATTAAAGTCTTCAAATTCATTAAATTTTTTTAAATGTCGCACCAAACCACTTGTAAACAAGGTATTAAGAGGCGTGTTCTTAAAATAAGACATGTTATTATATGGTAAATCGTGATTTCCAATTAAAGACCATACAATTATATTTTCTTTTTCAAAGTCTTTTAGAACAGATATAATTTCATTTAAATAAGTAAATGATACTTCATACTTATCAAAAAAGTCACCCGTTGTCATTACATGCTGTACTTGGTTTTGTTTTGCTAATGACAATATATCTTTTAGTCTTTGCAAAGATGCTTCAGCATAGTTGTCTATTCTTGAAACAGGTGTCTGTGCATCAAAATGAGGATCCCCAAAGAATATGACGGACATTATTTATCACCAGAACTTCCAAATGCTTTCGTATTTCTTTGCTCGCCTTCTTCAAATGTAAACTTTGGTATTGCAATTGGAAAGACAACTAACTGACCTACACGAGTACCCTTTTCAAGATTTACTTCATGGTCATTTGCATTAAAGACAATTGCATGAATTTCTCCACGATAGCCAGAATCAATTGGAACAATTTCAGTTGTCACACCTTTATTTGCGGACATACCGCTTCTTGGAAATATAAACGCAACGTAGCCATCAGGTAGTTCAAGGCCAACGCCCAACGGTATTTTAGTAATTTGTTGCGGTGGTAGTACTACACTTTTTGAAATGTGGACATCTGCACCTGCATCATTATAGTGTGCTCTGCTTGGTGCTTGACCTCCAAAACTAATTAACTTAATTTCCATTTAACTTATAACTCCTTCTTCATCATATTTTATATTTGTAATTTGTACTGAACTAATAGAATCTTTACTAACATTAAAATCAATCATGAAGCCATTGAATTCAAATGTGTGTGTTCCTTTTATTGTATAGTCATAATTTGAAAGTGTTAATTCATATATTAAATCTTCTAATGAGCTAACCGCATTTATTAATTCTGAACTATTTTTAAATTGCTTAAATGAAAAATCTGTGCCTGCCATGTTACCTCCTAAGTTTTATTCGCCTCTGTCTGCACCTGAAGACATGCGGCCAGTTGCTGCCTGTGTATTTCTATAATTAATTCTAACACGACCATTGTTTAACTTTGCTTGTTGCAATAAGCTATTAAAGAATGTCGATTGCAGCTTTTCAAGCTTGGCTCTTTCACCTAAATACTTTAGCCAGCTTGGGTAACTTTTACCTTTTGCTTCAAGATTTTCAATCATTTCTTCAACTTCTTTTGTGCCTGTTGCCATTGCACCTGTTTTTGTTTCAACATTTGTATGAAGCCCAAAGCTTTTAAATAGCTCTTGCTTTTGCTTAGGACTGTTAAAGTTGACATTGCCTACTTCGTTATGTAGCTTTTCATTTAGTTCTTCAAGCCTTGGCATAATATGTGCGAGCTGTTCTTCTAAATAAAGTGTGTCAATACGCATACTATGATTTTCCATTTTCATTAATGGATATAATAGTGTTTGATCTATTATTCCTGATTTGCGAAATTCTTCATGGTATTTGTATGTTTCTTCGCCTAAGTCATAAGTAGATAATGCATCTTGAGCTGCATAAAATAAAATATTCTTAGGAGAAATAATACTAAGGTCAAAGTTTTTTAACTTATTGCTTTTAAGTGTGTCTGAAAGATCGGGTCTATAATACCCTAAGAAATGCTTTTCTAAATATTTAAGACTGTGCTGTCTAAAATCTGGATCGGCAAACCATGCACTTACCTGGACATCATGTGTTTTTACTTTTGACATATCAAAGCTATCATCTGTATATTCCATCATGCGCATATCAAATCGGCTGTTAAACATATAAACACGTTCAGCTTTTGTCATTGCTTCATAAAATATTTTTAAAGATTCTAAGCCAAGGTTATACTCTTTAAATTGCTCTGCATGTGCAACCGCAAAATAATAGCCTGTCTTATTACCGAATGAAAATGATACACCAACAATATGATCTGCTTCTGGATCTAACCCAGTTGTCTCAGTATCAAATGCTATTTTTTTAAATGGCACACTTAATATTTTTTTAAGCTGCTCTACGCTGTTAATTAAAATATACTTATAGCCTGTATCTTTAATATAGATTTCTAAGTATCTTGTTTCAATTAGTTCTCGTTTTTTACCATCTAATTTATAGATATTTAATTTTGCAATATATGTTTTATCTTTAATACTTATTTTGTTAAAGTCAACAACATTAATCAGTGCTTCTTTTACATCTTGTTTTAACTTTTCATTTGCTTCTTTAGCTTTTTTATTTTTAATTTCTAAATCATCATAATCATCTGTAGGTAATATAGTGTCTAATTCAAAATCATGCTCTGGTGTATCTGCAAGTTTTTTAGCGTCAAAATCAAAAGGAAAATTAGCCAGTGGTTCTTTTTTGTCAACCCAGTTTTTATAAACAAATTCAGTGTATGCCATTATTCTTTTACCTTAACTTTTTCAGCAACTAACTTTTTCATTTCTGCTGATGGCATAAATTTTACGGCTGCTTTTTTCTTTTGCTCTTTTTTAGACGATACACCTTTTAATTCAAAGCGTCCCACATTTTTAATGGCTAAGAATTGATTACCATGTTTATTATGTGAAATGTGCTGACCGATGCCTTGATACGCTATTTCTGGGTTTTTTTCAATCAACATTAAATACGGTAGCTGATGTACCGTTTGAAATATGTCCCAAGCTCTTTCTCTGCTTGTTCGGATGCCAATACTAAATAAATAGTCTTTTACTTGATTAATAAGATCATTTGTATCTTTATCTGCTTTTTGTAACTTATTTAACATATAAACTCCTATACTTTATTTTAATGATTTTTTATAGTGTAGTCTTAGCTTTAATTTTGAGTCATCAAACTTTAAAAATCGATCAGCGTATTCCCACCATGCTTTGCCATACTTATCTATAAAGTGAACTTTTTGGCGATTCTTTTCATCTGTATCGCCCCATTTATAAATTTTGACAATTTCGCCTGTTAAAAAAATACCAAATTTTTTATCTTTTTCATCGGCTTGATACTTGTCATAAGCCATATTAATCATTCCTCGTTAATTTTATCGTAAAAATAAACTCCATAATCATTGTCTATTTTAACATACTGGCCTTTGTGAAGCCCATGCTCAACCAATTTCATTTGATCGTTTTGAACAATAATGACATCTCCAGTTTCTATATTTTGATAAATTCCTGTTTCAAAATAAACCCAGCGACCAAAAAAGTAATTTCCGATTGCATGTTTTAAATATATGAATATACCAAATATTAACGTACTTACGATTAAACCAATAGTAATAACTAACAAAATATATAAAATATCTAACATAGTCTAAACTCCAATAACTTCTTTGTATCTTTGTAAATCTTCATTTGTATTAATCTTTTCATTAAGATAATAAGTACGGTAAGATTCAACAGGCGTTTTTTTATGCCACTCAGTGTTTGTAATAGCAACACGCACAGGTGTTTTATCAATATGCGGAATATTTTTTGGAGGCGATGCTAAAAGAAATCTAAGCTCTGCTATAGATTTGTGCGTTTTGCCATATCTGTTTTTGTATTCATTGCCTAATGCAATAAAATGTTGATATAGCCAATTATAGTTTTTGCTGCTTTCCCTAACCCAAATTGCAGAAGGGTGATTAACATGTGTTGACTTATACAGCAATTCATCGTAGTATTTATTATTATGCTGCCATTTTTTAAGGTTATGTCCATTTTTAGACTTAACGATTATTTGGACACCATCTAATACACGATGTGCGGTACAGAGCAATTGTGCAGACTCTAAAATCATTTTAACAACATGTTTATTTGTCATAGCCTTTGCTGCAATTACTGGATTTTCATGAATATAAAATATGTTCATAGATACCTCCTAAACTTTTACTTACATATTACATAGTGTAAAAGACTTGACCGTATGACTGAGCAAGCCTTAATTTTACATTATTTTAAAAATATATGCTTTAGCAATTTTTGATTCTTCTTCTGGAAGCTCGTTATTTATAATGTTTGCAATCTTTCTTATAGCATTTTTTGTTTTTCTATGCACAAAGGTGGCTCGAGAATCTGCACCAATGTTTTTTGCGTATGAATTATAAACATGCAAAATACCATACTCATCAACACCTAACATTAATAGCCGTCCAATGTTATACTCAGAAAGCTTTAAATTTTTTCCTAAGATTGGGTGTTCACCTGTATAGGTATGCTTTGTTGTTTTATACGGAACAACATCAAGGGTTTCAATAATTTCATTAACAATTTTTTTACCCATTTCAAAGTCTTTTTCATCAAGCATTAATTCTTCAGGATTACTTTTAAAATTGCTGGGTAGTTGATCTGCAATTGTTGTATTGCTATCATCACCCATGGGTCTATCTAATGTTAGCTGATACCTTGAAACATCTCTTGCATTTTTTTGAAATACATTTTTTGTGAATCTTCCAAGCATTCTAAAAATCATACCATGCGGTTTTATATTATTTGAAAGCTTCATATACTTGCTTTTATATAGATTTAAAATATACATGACAGCATCTTGCAAATAATCATCTTTATCAACTCTTAAACTTACAAACTCTTGCCTGCGAATATTATACATTTTTTCTGCCATTTCATAAGCAACAGATACAATTTCTTCTTCTCTTAGTTTGCTAGCCATAGTGTCTCCTTTAAAATTTTATATTTTTATTATAGCCTGTTAATTGATATATGTAAACAATTATTTTAAAGTTTTGCTTACAAATATAATTTTTTTACCTAATTTATAAGGAATAACGGCTCTTGATTCTTTTCTAATAGAAGATTTTCTAAGTTTAATAGGTGCTTTAGGCGAAATATAAGCTTCTTCATTTTCATTTAGTTGATCCATATCTTCTTTAACAACATACCAGTAGTTGTTTGCTAAATTTTCTGCAACTACAAAATAGCGTTTACCATCTTTTGAAAATGAATCTACCAGTTGTGTACCTGTATTTACTCTAATAGCTTCACCAAAGTTTGTTAATAATTTTTTAGCAACTGCTGGAATGTTTTCATATTGTCTATAAATGTTTTTATTGTCAACTTCAATGACAAGCACTTTATGTATAAACTTAGTGCGGACATTCTTTTTAATATTTTCATTTGCTTTTTTATTAAGTTTTTTAATTAGGTTTTCTAAATAATTACTTTGTTTTTTAAACTTTTTATACGCAGATTCATTTGCTTCAAAGTCTTCCATTTCTGGCAATTCATCTACAATTTCATCAAAGTCAAAGTCGTCATCGCCGATCATGTCTGTGCCTTCTGGCTCTTCTTCAGAGTCTTGGCTATCTTCTTTATCTTGCAATAATTCATCTGTTAAGTCAAATGGCTTAATACCGTTGCCTGCATTAATATATGTTTCTTTAATGAGATCGTGCAATTTTTCATCTGTTGAATCAAAATTATAAATTTCTGCATATAGTGAAACATTATTATTTTTTTCTGTAACAAGGTCTGGGTTTTCTACTAAGTCTTCATATGCTTGAACAACATTTTCTGGCACAATTAAAATAAGACCATCACCTTGTTGCATAAGGACAACCTTAACAAGGACGTCAGCTTCTGAAATTACAGGCAGTTGCTTATAAAAAACAGCCATGGGTAATTTGGAATAAAGAACATCTTCGTCTTCAATAAAAGACATTTGTTTTAATTCTTCTAATAATACCTCAATATCTGCTAAGTCATTACCTGCTAATGCACTAACTAACTGAGAATAGGATCCTATTTCGTATTCTTTATTCTGTTCTGCTTCAAGCAGGGTTTTAATTAATAAATCTTTTGGCATATTGTTTAATGCTCCTTTTCTATTATTTTTATTTTTAATCTATCTAGTTTATCAATGAGTGATTCTTCTAACATATATATTAGCTTTTGTTTGTCATCTGTATAAATTGTTTGTAAGAATGGACAATTGTCAAATGCTTTTGGCACAACATATTCAACGGTATGCGGAATATAAATACTTTCAATACCAGACCCATTAAATGCACTACCAATATTTTTTACAGCTTCTGGTAGTTTTATTTCTTCAATATTAAGCATATCTGTAAATAAACCGCTGTCAATATTTTCTATTTTAGATTTGCTCATATCAATACTATTAATTGAACTATTTTTAAACAAGTTAGCATTTAAAATGGTTTTAATGGTAGAAGATAAAATAATAGCTTCTAAGCTTTCAAAGTTTTCAAAATTGCCTTTTACAATTTCAGGGCCTTCGGGAAATTCAAATAATGTTATTTTTTCAACATCTTCTTTGTCGCCGTCAATTATTATAGCGTTTCCTTCAATTGAATAGGCATCTAATCTGTTATAGGTTGTTCTTTTTATGCGAAAGCTTTCTTTTTTATTTTTCATTTTTATCACCGCTTGCAATAGCCTGCATTTTTTTCATTGCTTTTAACATATCTCTTGGTGCATATCTAAGCTGAGAAGGCTTTAATATAGTTATACCAGTTTTTTGTTTGTCTATTACGCCTATTGCAAAAAACATACCAGAATTAAATCTAAGATCACGCCATGTTAAACTATCTTTAAGTGCGTCTAACATTGTCATATTATAAATTTTGCAGTTTTCAAATGCACCAGATTCAATAACTTCTAATGTATTATGCACTTTTACAATTTGCAATTTTGGCAGCGAAGAAAATGCACCAGACTCAATTTTTTTAACTGAAATAGGAAGTGACACTTGTACTAGATTATTTAAATTTTTAAACGCGTCTTTTGCAATTGTTGATACGCCATTAGGAATATTAGCAATTTTAGCTTTAGAATCATAAGATACTAAAACGCCGTCTTCAATAACTATAGTTGATTCGCCTTCGTCTTCATTTTTTATAATTTCTGCTGCTTTTTGTGCAGCTTCTTCATAACTGTACGAAATAGGTATGTTTAATGCGGTTTCTTCAACACCAGAAGCTGGACTATTAGAATAGTTATGATACGCGTAGTTAGCACCAGAACCAATTGATCCATCTGCTTTAGCTAAGTATAATTCTCCAAGCTGATTTTTAAAATCATAAAATTCTCCTTTGTCGGGCTTATAAAGAAATTCCTCTGTTTTTTTATTACCTTTTAACGAATCAACATTAAAATGTTTTCTTAGCATTTCTGCTGGGTTTTGTTTTAAAAATGTCATTAACCAAACATCACTATTACTATGCTTTTGATTTTTAAAATAGCTTTTTGCTTTGGTGCTCCAAATGCAGTAATCCGCATAGAACATTTTTTCAAAGGCAGTAATATCTTTATCTTTTGGATACATTGTGTGATAAAATGTTCTCATTTCTTTTGCTAAGCTATAGTTAGTTAATAAAAATGTATAATAATTTTCGTCTTCTGCAACTTTAAATTTATCATAAGGCGTTTCTTCTGAAAAACTTTTTTTCTTAAGCTTTTTTTCTTTTTTATGAAGTTGAACATCCACCCCATCAAATTTTATATCGTAGTCTTCTGAAAAATCTTTGCTATGAAAAACATGCATAACAACATCATAAAATGACTCTGGGTATTTTGTAAACTTTTGAATATCATTTAAATTAAATTTTTCGCCTTCAACATCAAAATCTTTAAAGTAGTTAGACGTAAATAAATTGCTTTCTTTAATAGCTGTATAAAAATTAGTAACATAGCTTGCTTCAACGTTAGATAGCCCCATATCTTTTATTAAAGCGCTTTTAATTTTTTCTATTGATTGTAAGTAGGCTTTTGATTGAGCCTCGTTAATTGTAGTTAAATTTTTAGCCATTATAAACCAAATCTTTTTTCTTCTTTTTCTATTTTTTTAACTAAGGCTTTAACATCTTTTAAAGTAATATTTTGTATATCTTTAATAAGTGGTAGATCATCTACGGACAAAACTAACCTTGTTTCTCTATCTTCGTCTTTTATTTCTCTAACAAACATAAAACTATTATTGTAATATTCAACATAGTACTTTGCATAGCTTGTTTCGTATACGGGAGATAGCTTTATATTACCATTTTCTTTATTCTCTAAATAGGCAACAATATAATCTGGTAAAGAAACTTTTTTGCTTTCTAATAGCGAATTTTTAGGCACATAGCTAAAGCTTCTTAAAATTTTATGAACTTCGTTTAATTTGTTTTTATTAATTATCATTATACTACCAGCCTTTTAAAATAATATTTTCGGGATTATTGTATATTTTTCCTGGGTTTAATTCTTCTTTTGCTTCTTGCTTTTGCTTAATTAAAAGAAAATCTTTTATTATGTCTTTAGTTTCTGTGTATGCTCCCGCTAGCATTTGCTCTATTTGTGTTAAGCTTAATTTTTCTTGAGTAAAAAAACTTGAAATAAAATTAGTGTAAACTGTGTATACTAAATCATGTTTAATACTAAACCCAACATCACTTATTTTTTTAAGCTGATTTTTAGAAGCAAGCAATAAAGAAACCATTAATAATTTTTTGTGCACGTAGCTCTGATGAAATGCACCTCTATGAACTTCGTATAAAAGCGCATTCTTGTTTGGTAAAATAATTGCACCCTCATTATTGTTTGAAGTATCAATAGGGCTTTCATCTTTTTCATAATATGAATAATATGCAACTACATCATGTATTAAAAGTGCATTTAAATACGCATCTATATTTTTGTATTTATTAGCAATTTCTACAATTTCTTCTATAACATGGCGCACAAAATAAATGTGTGACTCATCTTGTATAATAGATGTAAAACTTTTTAAACTTTTTTCGTTTTTAAATTTAGTTATATACTTACCTAATTCATATTCTTTATTTAAATAATCAATTAAACTTTTTTTATTTTTAGAAAGCTCATCATATAAAGCATCTACCATTTTTTCTGAATTATAAATTAAATTTGTAACTGATACTTCGGGTTCGTTTTGATCTAAATAATCTTCTTTACCAAGTAACTTTTTATTTTCAAGGGAAAGCTTTTTAATTAAATTTCTGACAGAATCTTTAAGTGTAGCTGGCGAAATTGAATCTAAAAATGATTCTTCAAGCAACACTTTATAAGCAAGCGACGCTGCCAATAAATACATTCCTTGTACTAAATACTCTTCAGCATTTTGTGGTGTAATTTCAACTAACCCATCTCTTGTTTGTTGTTCATACGATTCTTCTGTTTCAATAACACCATTAGAAATTTCTATCTGTCTTTCAGAACTTTGTATTAGTTGATCAATACTGGCTTTTCCATCAGCGATTAATTCATGTACTATAGGGAAGCTACTGTTAATTTGATTACCTGTATTTTGGTCAATAAGCTGGCTTATTTTTGTATAGTCATTTGAAGTTAACATTTGTTATTTTCCTTTTGCAATAAATGCTTCTACTTGTGATCCAAAATATTTTATACCAAATTCAGTTGCCTGACCTTCAAACCAGATGGCATCGTAGTGTGGAAGGCTTCGCCATTTGTTTATATCTTTTTTTCTAAGATAGTTTCTGTAATGGTATCTAATAAATGATGGAATTGCTATGACAAAAATAAACAGCGGTCCCCAATACATACTTTGAATGGTATGTCCTAATTCATGTGTATGTAACCTGTAACTATTACTTTTATCGACAAAATAGACAATGCCTAACGAGACACCACCAAATCTTTGCTCTGTAAATCTAACTGATATTCTTCCTTCAATAAGTCTTATTTCCATGTCCTCATGGAAAAAGACCCACGAAATTCCAAATATTACTAAACCAATTAATGTCCAAGGTAGACCCCAGGTAAAGCTTAATAAATAAAATTTTGTAAGTCTTAAAAATCTGGCCATTTGTTTATACCCTCTTTCTATATTTTTAGATTTTTTAGCATCTGTAATTGTTCCAGCTGCTCTGGTGTTAATTCTTTTTGCTGTGGCTGTGGTGTTGGCTGTGGTGTTGGCTGTGGTGCTTGTTGCTTTGCTGGTTCTTCTTTCTTAGTTACTTCCGGATCTTTACCCGATTTTTTAGCTTTTGCAATACGCATTGCTTCAGCTTGTCTTTTTAATCTTTCTTTTTTTTCTTCTGGTGTTTCTTTCTTTTTAGTTTTTTTCTTTGGCTTTTCTTCAATAACTTCAATATCTTCAGGTTCTTCAAGTAAGACATAACCTTTTCTAATTTGTTGCACTATGAAGGTTTGTAATTGCACATGTTCCCAAACACTTTTTAAAAGCATTTGTGCACTATATTTATTTGGGCAATACTTAGTGCCTTCTACTAAATCTTTCATTTCTTCATAAAAGAAAACAAATAGATCCATTGATGCCAAATTTTGCTTTGTTTGAGCTTTCTTAATAATCTTATTAACTGTAGGTGCAAACACTGTAAGTGACCTTACGTAGTCACCTACGCCCTTTAAAACAAATTGAAAGTTTGCTTGTCTGTTATTTAATAACTGTTTAACTTCGCTTTTAACCATAATTAACTCCTTTTAAATTATTTAAAAAGTACCTCTTGAATATGCTCTTATTATTTCTTTTATAATATCATTTGCTGAATACTGCATTAAATCAAATATTTTGCTTCCCATAGTTTCGTGCTCTACGAGTAGTGGTTGATATAACATGCTTGGAATATCATCAATCGCTTCGTTAGACCAATTAGCAATTCTTTCTACAATGTCTTCTATATTATAAATAAATCGGTCTGAATTATAAATTATCTTTTTTATTGCATTTGTTTGTTCTGCAGTAATTCTATTTTTTGGTAATATAATATACGGATAAGTGACATTCATTTTAATTGCATATTGCATTAAATTGTCTTCACCCATTGTAATAAATTGATCCAATGGCAAATAGTCAAAAAAATCTGAATGCTCGTAGTCTAACATATCTGTATCTACATCTTCATTATTTTCTGGGTTTAAGAAGTTACCATTAGGTAAAATATATGTTGACCACATATAAACTTCTTTTTGTCCATAGCTTTTATCTAAGAATTCAATGAATTCTTTTGTTTCTTGATTCATTTAAATTCTCCTTTGTTTATTATAATAAGGGAGGTAGATGCTTCAATAAAATTATTTGGTAGCCGTTACTTTAAGAATAACTGGACTCTTAGGAAATAAGCGTCTACCTCTCGTATTATAACATTTAAGACCCCAAGGGAGATAGCTAAAGATACATTAATCCTTAGCTATCAATAGGAGGAAGGGTGAAAGGTTTTGCTGCAATATTGTCCTTTCATTAAACGCATTGAATAAAGTTTATATAAAATAGGAGGTTTATAATGTTAGCTTATTTAAGTTAATTTAACCAGAATTAGCTGGTTATAGTTAATTATGCATGCGTCATACTTAATATTATCGTCGTGCCAATAAGACACCTTTTTGTTTTAGTTCTTCTTCTAGCTCTGCCATACGGTCATTTGCTTGTGACATTAATTCTGCGGCATTTGTTGTTGCTGGGTTTGATGCAACCACATACTTGCCACGAGATTGGGCAAGCTGTCTTTTAGATAGTGCAGTTGTATATTCTATTAAAAAACGAATCCAAGAGCCTTCATTGATGTTTTCAACTGTAACGGTTTCTGGAATGTACTCAATAGTAACCTCTGTCCAGTAATGATCTAAATAAAGTTTATCACCAACAACACGAGCATTACGACCTAAGATACCTTCGAGCTGTGTTAACTTATTTAACATACTTGAATATGCCATAAGCTGCGGGTTAAGTGCCATACCCATGTTAACATAAATAGAACCAAGCCCAAGTAATGCGGCATCAATGTTCATAACGTTTACGGTTGGCCAAACTTGTGTAATCGTTGGTATACCATTTGGATCAATGTCCGTTAAAGGAACCCACCCGCTGGATCCTGTAGTTTTATTTACAGATAACGTAACATAATCTGTATAGTTAAAATAATCTGTTGAATACATTAAAGCACGGTCTAAGTTTCTTTCTATGATGTTATCACTTAATTCAAGGTTGACAACACCTGCTTGAAGTTCATCTTTTACCGCTTGAATTAAGTTTTGTCGTGTCATTAAGGCCATTTAAACGCCTCCTTTACAATAATGCCTTACACTATATAATATGTGTTTCGCATGTTTTTAATCTTCAAAAAAGAAGTACTCTGGTAAAAACGAAGCTAACTGGCCTTTACTATTTGTATTAATTGTCAATATAATGCCGCCAACAATTGATGCAAGGTTTTTATCATCCATAAAATGTGAGTAGTGGACAAACGATGGCATAATAAAACCATTAATACCTTTGTAATAAGTATGGTCAAACTTATGGTAATGCCCCATAAAAATAAACTTAGATAACTTTTCAGTTCTAGCACGATCAATATGCTGTCTCATTTTAAGACTGTAATTCTGACCAACACCATCGGTTGGGTGAACCAATGTAATATCAATAAGATCGTTGAGCCAAATCTTAGCAAAGTTATGCCCTAAATAATTAATGTCTTTTCTTTCTCTTGCTAATGTCTTAATAGGATTTGCAAATGCATTTCTTGCAAATGTGCCATCATGGTTACCACTAATCATATGATAGGCAAGACCTTCAAGCACAGGTAGAGTTTCTGAAGCTAAATCAATTTGATCATCAAAACCAATAGCTTCTAACTCTTTAATTGAGGTAGGTCTAATTGCCATGTAGTGTCCTTCAACCAAGTCACCCGCAAAGAATATATCACGAACACCTTGTCTGTATGCTTCATTAATAAAGTATTGAACTTCTTTTTTTGCAGATTGTCTATGACCAATATGCGTATCACTAAAAACTGCAATTTTAATTTGTTCACCATTTTTATTTAACCTATGCTCTGTAGGCTCTGCTTTATATCTATTTTTTAAGCTTCCTTGAATATAGCGTATGCCATCTTCGGTCCACATCACAATATCATGCCCTTGGAATTGCAGATCTAAGACAAGTTGCAATACTTCTTCTTCTGTAACATCTAAAGCATTTGCTAAACTATTAACTGAAAATTTCTTTTTAATTAATTTAATAATTGCTTTTTCAATTGGTAAGTTTTCCCTATTAATTGTTTCTTTAGTTTCTTTTATATTTTGATGCCCTTTATACTTTTCATCAAAGTGTTTTCTATATAAACTACGAATTCTTTCTTTATTTGTATTTTCATTTGGAAACCGCTCTTCAATAAGTGCAATTAATTGTTTCCATGATATGCGACCATCTAAAAGACGACAGCTATCCGCATTTTCTATGATAAATGTTTCTAACTTTTCTTGATTATTCATTTACCTTCCTCCTGAGAAGTTTTAATTTTTGCTTGCTGATTTTCAGTATATACTGACCAAAGATTATTATCTTTTAAAAATTTATAAAAGTTATCAATAATATGCAATACAGTTTCCTCTACTTTTTTGTCATCTGGTTTTTTATAATGTGCAACTTCTTTTCTTTCAAGTTCATTGCGACCAACACCTGCTAAGTAATAAAAGTCTGTCATTTCTGGTCTTAAATAAAAATAAATGAGATGCTGTGTAGAATTATCATATTTATCTTTTGTAAACTTAGACACTCTTTTTATATCGTATATTCTTTTTTTATCTTCATCAATGACGTCCATAATTCCGGCAATACGAATATTATAATCTTCTCGTTCAATTGTCTTGCTTGCCCAAACTTGTTTTGGTAAGTCTTTGACGAGCTCAGACATTATGTCATGCTTACCTTCAAAGACATCTGCTTCAAATTGATTACCTCTTTCTAAAAAGAAATTGGTTTCAAATACATTTTTAAGTCGATTGACAAAGCCTTCATAATTTTTGTTTGATGGATTGTTTAAGTAATAAAAATAGCTATTTAAAAGAGACGCCGATATTTTATAAGTTGGCTTCATCTTTTTTGTTTTCCTCTTTTTCTTTTTTAAGAGCTTCTTCAATTTTTTCATGTATCTCTGGTGTCATCGTTACATTAGAAACATCTTGGTTAACTTTTTGAGATGCTTCTACTACTTGATCAAACGCTTTATCAATATCAAATAGCATGGTATTTTTAATGCCTACTTTTTTAACAATTTCTTTTAGGACATCAAATATTTCAAACATTGCGTATTGTTCTGCTAATTGCCTATCTAAAACCACATTTTCTTTATAATTATTAATAACTTTAAATAGTTTACCCTGCACGGATCCTATTCTTTTGTTCATTATAAATAAATCGGCAAGCATCATAGGAACAATACCAAACGCATTTGTTATATTTCTTTTTGCGATTGTATTTAGTATTGCGGCAATTTCAGACTCTATGTCTTGCTTTAAGTCTTCCTCAGTATAGGTTCCATCATCTTTTAACCAAGCTTCCTTTGCATCTTCTGGGAAAAACTCTTTGTACTTTTCTGGTACTAAACTCCATGGTAAGTATGCAAATAGCCGATACATTCCAGCAACAAGCATTGGGTTACCTTCCCACTCTTCTATTTTTTTCAATATTGCTTTGTGTGTTTTCACTAGATTCCTCCTCTAAATATAGAATTACATGTTATATAGTGCGAAATGCAGTAATCTATGACTACCCTTCTTTTAGTATTGACAACAGATTACTTAATGCATCTTCAATTGCTTCTTTTTGATTACCGCCATTTTTATTAGAACTAACAAATATATCGATCAATGATTGCTCTGTTACATCAGTTTTGTCTACGGATTTAATTGCATTAAATGCTGCACCTACCACGGAGTCAGCAACGTCTTTTGATCCAACCGAAGTATGATCTACTTTCTTTTTAGCAGGATAGTAGACAACATTGAACAATTCTTTTTTAAATGGCTTGTAATCATAAAACTTAACTCTTTCTTCATAAATAAGATTTGTAAAGGCTAAATAGGCATCGGGCGTTCTATCTACAGAAAGATACCCTGTGTTAAAGCCAAGCTCGTCTAATTCCTGCAACAACTGTGCGCTTTGGAATTGGTCAGCTGTAATAATATCAAATTTGATACCCATTTCATTTCTAAGGTAGACAATAAAGTCTCGAACTTTTGAAAGTGCTATCTTATTTGGTTTTTTGGGTGGATTTACCTTTAACATAAAATCATACTCTATAATGGGTATCTTGATTTCGTTGTCAATTAATCCTGTATCAAAATCTTCATCTGAATAATTTGAATCCTGTTTATAGATAGACTTCCAGCCACTGATATAGCACATCGATATGCCAAGGCTATCTCCTGTTAAAGCTAAGTCAAGGTGCATGTAACGTTTCATATTAAGCTTATCAAATCGTATGCCATTATAAAGATATGATTTAATTGGTAAAAAGCCATCTTGCATTTGCTCATTTGTAGTAGACACTATTAGTTCTTCTCTACTAAATGGGTGTAAGTTATTTGTTAGGCATCTTTGATATGCCGCATTAGAGCTAAATAGTTTATTGGCAGCAGAGACAGAATAGCCTGCAATATCTTGCAGTGCAATAATGATGTCACCTTGAAATGATTGCCTATGCTCTTCGGGCACCATAATAATTTTTTGTTTAGTGTCATCTGGTAATAATTGATAGGCATCTTCAAATGAAATACCCATTAAAGGCTTTTTGCCTTTCATTTGTAAAATTGTATTAAAGTCTTCTAAATCTTTTAAGACAAATGGATCTAAGTTATCACCACCTACAAAGACAGGAAACTTTTTACCTTTATAGTTCCAAGGCTTAACTTCCCAAATGGTCGGTGATAGTATGTATGTGTGTGGATCATCTTTTGCTTTTTCAATGCGTTCTTCAGTAAATGAAGAAGCTACCGTTGAAGAAGATACGAGGATAGATATTGAATGATTAATACCATTGACAATAAAGCGAGATTCAGCACGAGCTATGATCTGTGTATAAAGGCCTGCTACTTTTGAATTCATGGTATAATCTGAATCTTCTTTTGATCTACCTGAAAAGAAGTTTGCTTCATCAAGTATTGATCCAATTAAGTTCATACCAATAAAATGGTTAGCAACAGAACCAAAGGTGACAATGAGTCTTTCTTCAGGCCAAATTGCCATTGAATCTATACCAGATTTTCTTTTAAACTTTTCTTTAAAGTAAGGAATGGAGTCAAGCCATTCAATTAAAAGTGCAAACCCTGTATTCTGTGCTTGTTCTTTTGTAACAGAAAGATATGCAAACGCAATACGAGATACCCCAAATAAATTAAAGAGTGCTGAAATATGCTTGTAACATGATAGCTCATAAATAACACGCATTATAATAAGAACAGCAGTTGTCGACTTACCTGTACCAATGGCACCTGTTAGTATAACCTGATTAATTCTTGTTTCAGATTCAAAAATTTGTGCAATCTGCTCTTTCCAATATGGATATATGTTTTCAACATCAGGCCCTACATAATAAGGATCGCTGAGCCATTTACGAATTGGAATAATTGGTCTAAGCAGTTCTGCTTCTTGCTTGCCTGCTGCTGCCATTTGTTCATATGCTAAGCGTATCTGCTCTAATTCATCTTTTGTAAATATATCTTTAACATTATCAAGCAACTCATAAAAGTCTGCTTTTTGAACGGGCAAAGCTGTATTACGCATACTTTACCTCCTTAACTTAAAATTTAATTAAACCTGGAAACTGGTTGTTTTCTATGTCTTGCAAGTTTTTTGTTGCAGGCTTTGTCATCATAACAATTTCTGCGTCTGTAAATAATGCATTCGTAAATGTAGTAATTTCTTCATCTGTTGAATCTAAATTAATTACTATAGAAACAATATTAAAATCAGTATCTGTATCTGCTAAGGCTGTATTAAAATACGCATTTGTCCAAAATTCTGTACTTGAATATGTATCAGAAACAATATAGTCAAATCCACTAATACTAATTGTTGTTCCTGAATCTCCATCTTCTTTTTCTTTAGCATACTGCATTTTATTATTTGTGTCAAGTCTTACTGCATATTTTGCACTAATATTAGATGAACCATCATGAACTGCTGTAATAGGCAAGGTGGTTGTATTTTCGTTACTTGCCAATTGACGATCGCTATCTAATGAAAAAATAAGATAAACATTTTCAATATCAGTATCTTGCATAAATTTTTTTAATAATCGCCGTCTAAACGCTTGATTAATTTTTCCTGTCATTTTTTTTTACTCCTTATATTATAATAATTGACCTGATCATAATTGACCTGAAGATAAAACGCTTATAATACTAGTATCATTTGGTCGTGTTACATATACTGCTAGATATGAAGTTTGATAATTATAATTTGGATCTGTAGACTGATAAGTAAATGTTTTAGCTTGCCCAGGTCCTAAGTTTATTTTTTGATATGTAAAATTTTCTGCTATTTGGTATTTAAAATAGCCATACTTTTCTTCATTAAGTGCTCCGGGGAAGCCTCCAGGAGTAATTTCAATAAGCTTAAAATAAGTTGTTCTTAATTGATTATTTATACCAAATTTTCTTTTAACATATTTTAAAACAGTAGATCCAACGTTTTGATTATACAAATTATAATCTGGAACAGCATAATTTTGCGCGTCGTAAATGGTTGGCTTAATTAAATCTTCATCAGTAAAAACATTTTCAATTATAGATAATTTATTATTTGCAATATTATAGTCGCTTTCTGTTACTTCTTGCCATTTATACCCTGTAACAATTGCATTTGTATCATTGTCTGCGGTTATTTCAAAAAGCTCTTCCGTTGTAGCAAATATATAATTAAATTTTTCTTCTGTATTTTGTGTATGCCCTACTCCAGACCCATCTGGAATTATCCAGCCTTCTTTAATTTCATTAAACTTACCTTGGTCAAATATGCTGTTGTCATTCCAATCTGCTATATAAGCATCTAACGAAGAAACAGATGAAGGATTTGTTACAAACACCTCTATATTATTATTACTTTCATTTGTGGCTGCATTTATTTGCGTAACTACTAAACTACTTAATGTAGCATCACTTAGTCTAATTTCTGCATTTAGTAATGAGCCTTCTCTAATAGCTCTGTCATTAATTGTATTTTCAATAGCAAATGCAAAATACTTTAAGAGAATATTATAATTAACCCCTAACGGTTTAATTGACATAAGCATGTCAAATATAATAAGATCTTGCCTTAAAAATGTTGTTTCTATCGTTTCATCATTAAAGTTAAAAGTATAATTACCACCAGCAAAATCCGCAAATTCTTCTAGCCCATCTATAACAATATTGACTTCATCTTTAAGCTCATACAATGTATATATCAAATTTTCTTGATCTAAGTAAGCTTCCCATTTTTTAATTAGCTGAGTAATTGCTGTCAACGTTCCTCTATTTTTATATAGATTATAGTTATCAAGAACAAAATACTTTTCATCTACTAGCCTATCTAATAATTCATCTGTTTCAATATTTTGTGGTAGACGATGATACTTAAGATCTAAGACAAAAGGTAATAATAACTTTTTATTATTATCAGCTAAATAATCGTTGTCAATTTTTTGAAAAATTTCATCTAAGCTATGTGCTGTTTTTAAATTAAGTATAAGTTCTTTGCTTGAGCCAATAACTTTTGCTAATGTTGCAATAAGTGCAAGTATATCCTCAGACTCTTCACCGTCTTGTACTAATACGCTTTCTGGAAAGGAGCCAACTGCATAATCAAATAAGTTTTGCTCAATTTCAGTAAAATTTGTTTCTACATATTGTCTTACTGCCATATAAGTACTCCTTTACTATAAGTTAACGTTTTCTTCAATATCGTCAGTATCACATGTCCAATATTCATTATAAGCAATTGAAACTTTTGTATCACTTGAACTTTGATTTAAAATTACAAGTCTAACTGCAATGCCGTCTTCAAAGTTAGGCGCAAACTCACTGTTTTGAATAAGGCTATAAATTTCTGAAGAAGTTATTGATGTGCCAATTTCTTTGCTATTAATATAATTTGCAATTAAGCTTTTAAAAGCATTTGCTGATTCAGTTGGTATTTTATTAATTTCAATTCCAATAGGCACTGCTGTTAATGCTGCTCCTGCAGCTTCACCATTATAACTTGGAATTACTCCAGTTACTTTGAACTTAGCAACTTCTGCTCTTAACGCATTAATTTCTTCTGTTGTCAATGCCATATTATTTTCTTTAAGCACATAAATGCCAGGTGAATCTGTAAATGCAACATTTCCATTTAAACCTGGTAACGTGCTTGTTTGAGCATCAATGACAAGACATTTTTTAATGCCAAGCACTGCTCGCTGTCTATTTAAAATAAAACTTTTGTAGTCATTAAGTGTAACAAGCGAATTAATACCTGCATAATATTGTTTAAAGCCTTCTCTAATTTCAGATGCTGCAAATGGTCTTGCACCTAAAACAAAGTTAGCACCGCCTGTTGGCACGCCAAAGTTAACATTATAGTTTTCACTATTTGCATCTTCTAATACTGCAACCGAATTACTAATTGAAGTAATGTTTTGGCCTTGAGTTAAAACATAAAAGAAGTTTGCTTCAAATCCATCGTAGTCTGCTTTATTAAATGTGTCTAAGAATTTAATAAATGTAATGCCCTGAGGATCTACTGCTAATTGATAAATAAGATCAGAGCCACTGTTGTCAGTATAAACATTGTCAACTTCTGTAAAAATGACGTCATCTTCACCATCTTTTGTAATTAATAGTTTAGACAAACTCAAGTTGTCCGCATTATTTCCAATAGCAATGCTTTGGTTAGAGACAATATGTGTTTTTGTCTGATTATCAATATTAGCAATGGATATATTAATACTTGTTGGAATGCCTTGATAGACATTAATAGTATCTTCAATAGAAACGGTTTTATCATCACCAATGTATGCCCAGCTAATGCCATCTTCATCTAATAGCCGTGTCCATGATGGTAATGTAAATGGCTCAGTTGCTGCAATTTCAGAACCGCTTGCAGCCGTTGCAGACTCTACTCTTAGTGTTGCCCTTGATGCTCTATAGCTTGGAATTTTGTAACCAAAAGAGTTTGCAATCCTAACTAATGATGCTCTTTCTTTTGCGGTTGACATATACCCTTCTAATGTTCTGTAATCTATCATATAGTTTAGAATATCTTTATGTGCTGCCATAAGTGATAACATAATAAAGACAATGTCTGCTTCAGAAACGTTATTCCAGTTTGGTGAAATTTGTGGTAATAGTTCAATTAGCTCTGCTATAATTGAATTATAATCTTGATTTGTATATGACAATTTTTCATAAATTGCGCTTTTTACTTTTTCAATAATTTGTATTTGATCCATAGACAACTCCTAATTTTGTACCTTGATTGGTATTGTAATATTGTTATAAGTTCTGCCAGACATTGCAACAGTAACATTTACAACAACTTCATTCTTTGATTCATTAAAGGACATTTCAATTCTTTTTAATTTTACTCTTCTATACTTTGCAAAGAGCGTTTCAATATCTGATTTAATTAAGTTAAATGTTGCAGTTCTATTTCTTAACCCTAAATACTTTTCAAGGTCAAGCCCCATTTCGTTTCCAAAAAATAATGAATATTTTTTAAAGCCAAGTAATAGTTCAAGCTCTGCACGAATCATATCAATGCCATAATTAAGCTTGGTTGCTTTTGAATTATTAAATATATCTTTGTAGTCTACGCCTATTATCATTGTCTACTCCTTACGAAAGTGGATTTGGAAATCTTTTTAAACTGCTTATGGGCGGGGTGAATAAAATAGTACCTGCTGGAACATTTAGGGGATCTTCAATATTATTGATATAGCATAGCACCCAGTAGAAAGCCGCAGAGCCATAAACCTTTGTTGCAATAATATCTATTCTGTTTTCGTCTGCATTTGTTACTGTATACATGTTTGTGCCTTCAAAGGGATAAATGCTTAGATCAATAGGTCCTAATGTTGATTTAATATTTTTGCCATCGCTAAGCAGTATTTCATCAATATGTTTATAGCGACTATTATTTCTTACACCATATGCTACTGTATATTGTGCTCGAATAAAATCAGTATCATTGACATGTCCATTTAAATTTTTTATTTTTCTATTTGCCATATTATCATTCCTTAACTTTCATTTTCAGAAGTATCAAACCAAAGGTCACCATTTGCTACAAACACTTGTGTAGCTGGATCTTCTGCCTGTGCAAATGTTCTGTTTTCTCTTGAGCTTAAAATTACGGGTGGCTCAGATGCTCCTTGCTCAATGACATCAACGGTTCGATCATTTGGTATTTCATATAAATCTTGATTACCCTTAAGCCCAAAGTAGACGGGCTTATTTAAATCACCTGCTTCAAACATTACAAATACTTTATTAATATTTTGTAGTGCCTTTTCAAGTGTATCTATTTTATAGTTAAACCCTAAGGGAATAATGGGTTTAGCAACTGGTAAGTTTTCTTTTTTTAAACCATTTAATTCATTAGTACCATGAATGCTTGGTACCCTAACTCTTAATTCAAGGGTTGGTAAATTGTCTTTATAAATAATTTCATCAACATAAGCAATATAAATATTTGTCATTAAGTTTGCCATTTTAAAACTCCTTAAATAAAGTTAACAACTTCACGCACTAATTGCATACGAGTTGTATAACCGTCCATACCAATTTGTTCTTTAATTGTAATAACTCGCCAGTAGCTACCACTGCTTGATGATGAAGAAATAATATTTAAATCGCCGTCTTTATTTTTAACCGTTAAATCAATAAGATCTGTTGGCATAATTTTAGGATTACCAATTACTTCTATTTCAATTGTACTAATTGCATTAATAACTTTTTGTATTTCATTTAATATAATATCTTCTATTTCTACATTTCCTGTATCTTCAACAGGTATAACTTCAACATTCCATAAAAAGTTTGCAGGATCAATTTCTGGTAAATTATTGTCTCGAATAAATTTTGATATATCCTCAAGCTTATTTTTAATGGTATCTTGTATTTCTAATTCTAAGCTATCTTCATCTCTAATAATTGCATCTTCTGCTACCATAGGAATTTTAATAGATACCCCGTTAATTAAAAATGAAAAATCAATAAAGTTTGTCAACGATATAATAGAGTTATTAGACGAAGAACCATATTCGTATTTCCATATTCTTCTTTTAGTTCCTCTGCTTGAATATTCTCTAAAAAACAAAGAGAGACGACCTTCAACTTGAACTAATTGAAAATCAAAAAAAGTTGTTTGTGATGAGTTTGTTGTATTGGTTGCACTTTGATTAGCAAGTGGGATAAGCTTAGATTCTAAGAATTGCATATCGGTTTCATCTGGGCTTTTATATAATGCTCTATCTAATAGTACATTGACATTAACAAAGTCTGTGCTTCCCTCAGATCCTGTATACCAGCCGTTTCTTTCTGCCATTTTTAATATTATATTTCTAAAGCTTGTACCTGGTGGATAAACTTCTGCTGGAAATTTTCTATTGATTTGTGAACCTATGGCACCAATTGATACCATAGCACCTAAATTATTAAAGGTTGAATTAAATTTAAGTAGATTTAAATTATATGGTTGTGACAAATTATTTTCAAATCCATAGCTAATTTTAAGATTATTTTGGCTTGCTTGCAAAATTGAAAGAAGCTCGTCACCTGTTTGATCAAACATAGTTATTGTCAAATCACTTAAAACACCTGATGATGCAGATTGTGTTGAACCTAAAAATCTATTAAATTCCAGTTTAATTAGGCCCATTTTATTAATATCATATCGTTTGTCTCCTACATCTAATAGGACATTAACTGCTCTGGCCATAACCGTATATCTCCTCTGCATATTTTTGTAGGTTTTCTAATACCGTAAAGACGCTGTCTAATACTAAGTAGTATTCATCTCGAGTCATATCTGTACTAACTTCATCATAATAGTAGTCTAAGTAATCTCTAAACTCATCTTTTATATCTTTAATAATTTTTGCATCTGTTTGATCTTCTGTATATAGTTTTGTAAAGTCAAAGTTGCCATTTGTAATTTCATTAAATAGATCAAAGTCTTCAGCAATGTTTTGGCCTGCTTCTGTTGTAAATAGGACGTTAAGATTTTTTAACCGCTCAATTTGATAATTATAACTTTCTATTGCAATTTCTTCTTTAATTGTTTTTGTAAATTGAGTTACGTCGCCTGCTCTAATTAAATCTTCAACTGTGCCATTATATGCAGGTCCAAAATTTTGTACGAGACGTTCTGCTTCTTCTTGCGTTAAATTTAAATTAATCTTATAGTCATAGACAAGCCCTGCAAAATCTAAAGATTCTTCTCTTGATATAACTGCTGGGGGTTCTATTTCTTTTTCAACAGTTACACTAAAAGAAACATTTGCTTGTATATATCTTAGATTACGATAGGGTTTTTCCCATTGCGCACTCACTTCAACAATGCCATAGCCTGAAAGCTCACCAATTTCAAAGTATATTTTTGGATAAGAAATTGTGCCGTCGTTTTGTGTCATTGGGTATGCTAACATTTTAAGCTTGTCCACTAATGCAACAATAGAATCCGGTTTTGTAGTTGTCCCATTTTCTGTAATTAAAACGCTGTCTAAAATATCTTCATGCAGTTTTAAAGAAAAACCATATGACATTTTAGATCCGCCAGTATAAAGAAAAATTGGCGAACGTCTTCCTAATGTACTCTGTGACTGAAAGTTTGGCTGATAATTATATTGTACTGAATCAGGAATGAGCCGTGGTATATCTATGACAACTTGCTCATTAATATTTTCAGCACCATAATTATAAATAAAGTATAGTCTTTCTAACATTAATTACCAGCTCCTCTTAATCCTTCATATAATGAAATTTGAGAATTAATAATATTTTCATAGAAGTTTAGCAATTCAACAAATGCTGTTTTTTCTGTATCTGACATTTGTACTACCCTGGTTCTTGGCAATCCTGTTAAACTATCTGTTCCTACTATTCTTGAATACCAGCCAATACCATCTTCAATGACGTCTTCAGTTCCTGCACTACCTGCAGCCCTTGTTCTATATGATGTTTCATATTCTGTTCTTAATGCGTCTAATGCATTTTTTAAATTTATAAAGCGCTCAATAAATACATTAATAGAAGTATCTCTTGTTGAAAACATAGTTTCTCTTAAATTATAAAATAGTTCAATTAAGCTTAATGCAAATGGATTAGAAAAAAATTCATTTGCTTCAACATCACTGCCTTCAAGTAATGGAGAAATAACAGTTGACTCTAAGCTTTGATTAAACTCTATTCTTTCTTCTGCATTCCAACCTTGATTTGTTGATTCAAGTATATATTCATTAACTGACGTAGTAATTGTATTAAAGTATGTTTTAAATTTTTGACTACCAAATACTTGTGTAATAAAATAATCTGGGTCTGCTTGAAACAAAATAAAGTCATCAACATATGCACTTGTTTCAGTTAATGGTGAAGTAATTGCAAATGGTGAAAGCTCTGCAATATAATTGTCATTAATAACAATTGGATCATCTTCAAACTGCTCATGAAATACAAATGTCATAGATACTTCAACCATAGTGTAGCGACCATCTCTAAACGGTTTATTATAGTTAAAGGTTGTTGATATATGACCCATGCCTACAAATTGTTCACCTAATTGAAAGTAGACAAGTGGTTCAAGTAGTGTTGCATTTCTATAAATAGGTTTTGCCATATCTTTAAGTAATTGCACTGTATTATAAATAGATCCACCAATGCCTTGCAAATCTTCATGCATTCTAAAATTAAAAGAAATGCTTTTTTCATTTCCACCTGTATAAAAGTTAATAGGCGTGACAACACCAAATGGAGATACCGTTACAATTTTAGGGCTGTAGCTTTCTGCCATTTGGTCTGGAACTAATTTTAAGTTTATTTCTTGCTCTGTGTTTATATTATAAATGTATAAGGTTTCTATTTGATTAAGTGTTTCAATAGAAAGTTTAGTTAATCTGTCTTTTACATAAGATTGATTTGTTGTCCAAGGTGTTTGTGTAAATTCTGCTTTTGTTCTAGCCATTTACATTACCTCCCTGCATCTGTTCTATTTGCTGTGTCAAGGACAAAGGACATTTGAATGCTTTCTTTGAAGTTATCATTTAGGACATTTGTTAAGTTTGCGTTCATGCTATTAATAGCATCTACAATTGGATCGCCCGTTAATACTTGTTGTTGGCTACTTCTTGCTGCAGCTCTTTTTTCATCTTCGAGTTGTTCCATAGCACTTCTTCTATCAGCTGCGGCATCAATAGTATTAGCAATACCACCTAATGCTCCTGCAATACCACCAATAACTGCACCAACAGGACCACCACCTATAGCAAAGCCTGTTGCAGCACCACCAGCAGCACCACCTAAAATGTTTAGGGCACCACCACCAATATTTGCTTGTGCATCAGTAAGGCCTGTATTTGTTTGTATATTTCTACCCAGGATGTTTGTACCAATACCACCAGCAATACCTGCTGCACCAAAACCAAGTCTAGTCATAGCAGACGGGCCTGCTGTAGCACCACCCTGTTGCCAAGGTGCATTTGCTAATGTCATAGGTACATTGCTTTGTCCGCCACCCATAAATCTACTTGCAATAGAACTTGCCATTTTTCCGCCACTTAAGCTTTGTCCTGTGATAAGCCCGAGTTGAGCATTAATCAATCTAAGTGATCCACTTACACCAACAAGTCCGGCATCTTGTAATACTTTACCTAAATTTTCTGAGGTTTTAGTATTAGACCACCAGTTATCAAGTCTATCACTAACAGACATTTTAAGATCGCTAAGCTCATCAAGCATTGAATTATCGACGTCTGCCATTTTTTCAGCAAGCTCTGCCGAATATTGTCCTAAGTTTTCACTATTAGCTGCAATCATTAATATGTCATCGCGGCTTAAACCAAATGACCCACCAATTCTTTGCATGTATTCTGCTCTTAGATATTGATCATCAATTGAATTAATAGTTTGGCCAACACTTGAAAGTAGCATTTCTGTTGCACTTGCAGCATCACCACCTTGCATTAATTGTTGAAACTGGCTTGTATCAAAGCCTTGCAATAATGCACCGCCTTGATATATTTCAGCCATCTCTGACATAGTGCCAAATTGCGATGTACTTGCTAAGTCAGATACAAATGCAGCAGAAGATATACCCATTTGCCCGGATAATGCTGCAGCTCTAATAAGGTTTTGATTTGCTCTTGCCTGTGCTTGCATATTGTTTCTATAAAGAAATGCATTTTCTTGCACCATAAATGATACAGTTTGTGATAGCATTTCAATTTGTACGCCAAAGGTATTAGAGAATGCATTAATTTGATTTCCTAATTGTGTAACAAATTGATCTGTCTGTGCACCAAATTGTCTGTACCCTTGCTGTAAACTAATAAATAGTTCATTAGGAAAATCACCCAATGCTCTTGTCATCATAAGAACAGAGCCTGAGAGGTTTGTCAGATCCCCAATATTAATACCACGGAAACCACCACGAGTAAGCAGCGCATTTTGTGTTTCAACCATCTCACGAGCATTAGCAATGGACTGTCCAACTTCTTTATTAATTCTTCTTGTTGCTTCAAACGCTTCGTTATATGTTGGTTCTGTTCTAATATTTTAGAAAGCGTGACATTAGCTACATTTTCTAAAACTTTTGCATAGTTTTCATATTGTTTTTTTATTTTTTCTTCTTGCGCAGCTTGTTGTTCTTTTTGTTTAGTAATTTTTTCTTCTTTATCAAGTGTTTCCTGAACAAGCTTACCAATTTTTGTATTGTAATCTAAATGTTCGCCAAGTTTTTTAGCAATAACTTTATAAACTTCCGCGCGTTCTTGCTCAGTTTTATAAAGATCATTTATTCTTTTTACAATTTTATCTAATCTTGTTTCTGAAGCAGCCGAAAAAAACTTACCCAGATATTCTGCGGTCATTTCGGTGGTGCCCATTACTTTAGATAAGTCTGCTAATGTCTTTGGTATTCTTTCAGCCATATAATCACCTTACTTATTATTATTCTGCATTTCTTTTTGCTTCAAGCTCTTTTTGTTTTCTTAATAGCTTAAACCAATTGTTAAGCTCAAAC